GGGGGGGGGGCCGGGGGCGGATATGTTGTTCTAGTGCTTGTTTATCCGTGGAGCAGGAAGATAGCATGTCTGCGGATGGAAACAAAACTAATAATCCAAAATCGGACTTGGATACTATGCCTAAGACCACTGGCAGGGTACAGCATCTCGATATTGACTCTGAAGGCCATGATATTGCAGGAAGGTTTACAACCAAGGGAAAGACCCTTGGAGCTAGGATGCACAAGCAGCACACGCTTGACGCAGGGGCAGATGTTTCTAGTAGCCAAGATATTACAGTCCCTCCTAGAGGCAGTTGTATTATTAGCACAGGACTACACCTAGCCATCCCTAACGGGTGTGTTGGCCTGTTATGGTCTAGGAGTGGATTATCAGTTAAGCATAACCTTGAGGTTGGTGCGGGGTGTATTGACTCTGGATATAGAGGGGAGGTAAAAGTACACCTATATAACCATAGTGATGTTTCTTATTCTGTTCATAAGGGGGATAGAATAGCCCAACTGATAACAATACCAATAAACCTTAACGAGTATATCCAAGTAGAGTCCCTAGATGATACAGAGCGAGGCAATGAAGGTTTTGGGTCTACTGGAGTAAAAACACCCCTATAATTGAAGATATTTAATATTAGGTTACACTAGCCGCCCATACATCTAGTACAGGCGGTTAGTTATGGAAGTACGGAAGGCAGGAACATGCCCTAAGGGTTGCGGTAGGCCAGCAGGGTTTGAGGTAATATCTACAGAAGTTTGGACAGTTTGTAGCTGTGGCTTTAGAAGACTTAGTTATTCTATGGACGCTAAGGGGGAGATTGTACCCCACCCTTATAAACGACATAACGCTGCCCTCCCAGATGCCTCCACGAAGTTGTACCAGTGCCTTCTAGGAGTACAAGAGCTAGTGGAGATTAACACCTCTGGGGTGGCTCAATATGTACACATGCCATCCGCTGATGTAGCAACAAGATTAGCGACACTTGAGGGTAGAGGGTTAGTGTATAGAACCACCACCATGCGAGGTATAGCAGGGGGCTCTACATGGGTATTATCTGATGCCGCCATAAGATTATTACCAGAATTACCTAAGGAGGATTAGATGGCTTTAACACTAGGGTTAAATAAGGGGGAACCCCTATTCATTATTATGTCAGAGAATACTAGGGCTATTAGGGTAGCTATAGTAGAGGTTCTAACCCCTACAAAATTTATAATGTCAGTTCTAGGACTACCTGTTATTATCACTGAAGATAAGGCAGAGCAGATACTACCTAAGGTGTATATTAGTGCGGGGGTAGGAACTACAACTTTAGCTAGAGTAGCTATTACTGCGCCTAGAGACATAAAAGTCTATCGAGAATCCGTGTATAGAGAAAAACAAAAGGAGAGTAAATGTATGTACTAGAGGATGTAATTAGAGCTGCCCAGTCAGACCCTAACATGGCAGATTTACATGGTAGGTTTAGGGATATGGCGGAGAAAATTAGAGAGATGGTATCCTCCTCTGCGCCTATAACCCATAAAGACGGAAACAAGAGGTACATGGATTACATATTCTTAGTAGAGGGTGGCAGAGTGTCCAAGATAACTAAGTTATCTACTACCCACCTAAATAGGGTACCAGATAGACCACAGGCCAGTAAGACCTGCACAACCTGTCAAGGTGTAGGTAGCCATACTGCCTATGATGAATGTGAGTATTGCGGAGCCGTGGCTCCCTATTGTAAGGACTGTGATGAGGGGTGGGTAGCAGTATCAATCCCCTGCCAAGATTGCTGTAAATAGCTACAAGGAGGTAGTGTATGTTTGTATTATCTGGGGGAAATGTCTCCAACCTTAATAACTTTGTGTTACCTGTTATCAAAGGGGTAAAAAATGCTAAAGCCAAGTTTATAACCTTCGAGGATTATAAAACTATGGCCATTCCCAAGGGGAGTGTCGTCTTAGCTTTAGGTAATAAGTCCTTAGAGCTTCTACAGGACGAAGGAGCTATCCCCAAAAATAGGGCTATGGCCTCCATGCGAGGGCAGGAGATTGTTTTTAATGGTAGCTCGTGGTTCTTCTCCTATGACCCATATATAATTACACAAGACTATTCCAAGAAGACTCTAGTAGCTTGGGATATTAAGTTAGCCCTAAGGAAGGAGCTCACAGGTAGTACTGCCCCCGAGGTAGGGACTTATAGCTTTGTCGATGACTGGCAGTTTTTTATTAAGAAGATTGAGGACACCTATGCTAAGACAGGAAAAGCTGTAGCAGTATGTTGTGACACTGAGACTATTGGGCTAAACCCTTATCTTGAGGATAAATGGTTAGAGTCTATACAGTTCTGCTTAGAGGAGGGAGTGGCATACTGTCAGAGGTTTAGAACCTTAGCTAACCAGCCCCTAGTTGGAGATACCATCTGGAATCAAATTGACTGGATTCTTAATAGCCCTAAGGTAAAAATAGTTGGAGCTAACTTTAAATATGACCTTCGATGGATGCTTGTTAAATGGGACATGACTTGCACCAATTATGCTTTTGACACCACTTTAGTAGGGTCACTATTAGATGAGAATAGGTCTAATAGTCTGGAGACCCACGCTAAGGTGTACACCTCTATGGGTGGGTATGATGCAACCATGAATACAACCTATGATAAAGGTAGAATGGATTTAATACCAGATGATGACTTTTTAACCTATTCAGCAGGGGATGTAGATGCTTGCCTAAGAGTATATGTTGAACTTAGAAAGGAGTTACTCCAAGACCCTTTTTTAACCCGCTTCTATGTCCGACTCTTACATAGAAGCAATATAGCCTTTATGGATATGGAGTGTTTGGGGGTATGCTTAGATAAAGAATACCAAGGCTCTTTAGCTTTAGAATTGGAACAGGATAGGCTTAATGTTTCTACAGCTATGCTAGAGAAATTACCTGTTAAGTTAAGATTAAAACATGCAGATAATCTGAGTATTAGACCTGCCATATTGAAAGACTACTTTTTCGGGGCTAGAGGGTTAGGGCTACCCCCCAAACTACTAACAGAAAAGACACAGCAGCCCTCTACAGCCCTAGAGCATTTTATGATGTTCTCTGATTGCCCAGAGGCTACGGAATTTGTATCCCTGTTAAAGAAGTATGGGAGTGCTGGAAAAACATTGTCTACCTATGTTGTAGGGTTCAATAAGCACCTACAGGCTGATGGTAGGTTTCACCCAGATTATATGCTACACAAGGGGGACTATAATGGTGCGGCTGACTCTGGGACGGATACAGGCAGAAGTTCATGTAAGTCCCCTGCATTACAATGTCTACCCGCAGACGCTGAGGTTCTTACTGACCTTGGAGTAATGCCTATGCTCGACATTATAGAAGGGTGTGAGGGCGGTGTACCCGTACAAGTATTAACCCATACAGGTGAGTGGAAGCCCGTGGTTGGAACCTACAGGAATGGGGTACAGCCTTTACACGAGTTCACATTAGCCGATGGGAAGACCTTACAGTGTACAGGAAATCACCCAATACTCACCACTAAGGGATTTATACTTGCAAAAGACATTACCAAAGAGCACACCTTTATGGTGAGGGGGACTAATGAATAGTGATTATGAGGTATCAAAGAAGGCAGGGTTTAAAGAATCAAAATTAGTAGGCATAAAGAGGGTAGACCCTCAAGAAACATATGACTTAACTATACAAGATAGCCATTCTTTTGTGGCTAACGATATTGTGGTACATAATACAATACCCAAGCATACAAGTTGGGCAAAGCCTTTGCGGAAGGCGTACAATGCCCCAGAGGGGATGGTAATATTATCCTGTGACTATTCCGCAGGAGAGATGCGGGTGGCGGCAGACTTTGCTAATGAAGAAAATATGCTAAATGCTTTTAATACTGGGGTAGATATTCATTGTGCCACCGCAGCAGGATTGATGGGAATGAACCTAGCTGATTTCATGTTACTAAAGGACGCTGACCCCAAAGCTTTTAAGAGCGGTCGCCAAGGCGCGAAGGCTGGTAACTTCGGCTGCCTTCTAGGGCTATCCTATTGCATTACAGATAAAGGGTCTGTACAGTTGCGTAATATAAAAAAAGACCACAAGGTATGGGACGGGGAAAACTTTGTCAGTCACGATGGTGTGATTTACCAAGGCGAGCAATGGGTGATAAAGTACCAAGGCTTAGAAGCAACTCCATGCCACAATGTTTGGGTTGAGGACGGTACACATGAAGGGAAAAAATGTAGCCTTTACGAGGCCGCCACTAAAAAACTTAACCTTAGAAGAACTAGCCCAAAGATTGAAAGAAAAGGACTTAGGCACTATAACCCTAGACCTAAGTACTCTACGAAGGGAAAAACGGCACAGAATGGTGGACGGTACTTGCTCCGATTGCGGAGAGACAAAGACCTATTATGCTTCAAACATAACAAGAGGAATGACCACCACTTGCCGTTGCCAGAGGAATGTAAAGTACCCCAATCTGGTACACGCAAGGGTATTAGGGAATCGTTACGATTCTATGGTACAGCGGTGCGAAAGAGATACCCATGTCTCCTCCCACAGATACAAAGGGCGGGGAATAAAATGCCTGTTCAAGTCAAGAGAAGACTTTGTATATTGGGTACTAGAGAATCATTACAGGGACGATTACAAAGGGTTGGAGTTCGACAGGATAGACAACGATGGGCATTACGAGCCAGAAAATTTAAGGCTGGTATCCTCGAAAGAGAACAAACGAAACCTGCCCAACAATGTGTACCTAATATACAAGGGGGTTCGGATGTATTGGCAGGATTTCAAAAGTCCTTACAGTCCGAGAAGAACCCAAGCGTTTGCGAGCAAGGGGATGTCGGGGGAGGATATTATCCTCCGTGCAAAGACATCAGTCCAGAAAAGGTGCAAGAGTTGGAGGCTCATGGAATTACGCTTAGAAAAGCTAGGGTCTATGACATCCTAAATGCAGGGGTAAACCACAGATTTACATGCTCTGGGGTATTAGTAAGTAATTGCCTGTATGGTATGAGTGCTGGAGGGTATCAAGCCTATGCGGAAGCTACCTACGGTGTTATTATGACTATGCAGGAGGCAGAGGTGGCTAGAGAAAGATTTTTTGGCATGTACCCAGCCCTACCAGAATGGCATACTAGAACCAAGAACTTTGCTAGGGCTAATGGGTATGTTCGTTCGCCTTTAGGTAGATTAAGACACCTGCCCTTAATAACTGCTAGAGATGGGGCTATTAGGTCTAAGGCAGAAAGGAATGCGGTAAACTCCTCAGTGCAGGGTACTTTATCTGACCTTACACAGTTATCCTTAGTCATCTTGAGGGAGACTTATGGTTTTAAGGACTTACAGCCTCTGATGATGGTGCATGATGATTTAAAATTTTATGTACCTAAAGACGATGCCCTTATGTGGGCAGATAGGGTATGTAATGTTATGAGTACCCTACCTTTGAAGGAGGAGTTTGATTGGTCTCCTCGTATAACCTTTAATGCTGACCCAGAGGTAGGACTTACTTTGGCTAGTATGGAAGAACTAGAGACATGCCCTAATTGTGGGGAGCGTAATCTAGTTCATAGGGCTGTAGGAGAGGACTATTGTCTACGCGATTATTACACAGGAGATAAACATACATGCGCTCAGTAAAATCTAAGGTATATTATGTTGGGCTATCCCTTATGAAGTTTGAGGAACTAGGTATATTGATACATGGAGAACCTATAAATATTTGCCCCTCTAACATGGAGGGGTTCCTGCCTGTATTTAGTTCTTTAGAAGAAGCGGCTAATGCTGGGTGGGGCAAAGATAGTGTTAGAGCAATACAATTAAGTGATTGATTTTACTATAGAATAGGTCTTCAGTAGATATATGAGCTATGTAAAGCTATAGTTTTGCCCATACAACTATTATGTGTGGGGTTTACTATGGGTTCTAAATCTATTGATGGTGCTAGCAGTGTTACCGTTATAGCATCGAAAGATACAGCAATACGAAAGGCTGACGCAGAGCTTCTGGGAAGTAATGCCAAAGCTGTAGATGATAGATTTGGGGGACTGTATGCTTCTACTAGCAAGTCGAGAGTAATACGACCCCCTTATGACCCGTCAATTCTTGAGGGATTAGTACAATCTAATAATACTCTAAATCAATGTATTACCGCTATGGAGGTAAATATTGATGGTACAGGGTATGATTTATATTCTAATGATGAAGTACCTAAGAAGCTGAGTAACACGGATTTAGACGGTTTCTTTGCTGAACCTTACCCTCAAACCTCTATGCTCACTATTCGTAGGGCTTTGCGTAGAGACATTGAAACAACAGGTAATGGGTACTTGGAAATTATCCGTAATGCTACAGGCACTATTGTGATGTTAAATAATATCCCCTCTACTACTATGAGGTTAGGTGCTCTATCCTCCCCTGTTCCTGCGGAAAAGAGTTTAATCCGAAATGGTAAAAAAGTTACATTAACGGTTACTTTGAGAGAAAGAACTTTTGTCCAAATGGTTAATAAATCTGCGGTGTACTTCAAGGAGTATGGGTCTAGCCGCCACATGAATAAGGCTACAGGAGAGTGGTCTGAAGCTAAGGTAGCTGCTAAGGATAGAGCCACAGAGATACTACATTTTACGGCTGTTAAAGATGGTACCTCCCCCTATGGCGTACCTAGATGGATTAACCAAGTACCATCTGTACTAGGTAGTAGAAAGGCTGAAGAACATAACTTAGAATTTTTTAATAGTGGCGGGCTTCCCCCAGTGTTAGTTACTATTTCTGGTGGTCGTATGATTGCCGATACTAAGAAAGCCTTAGAATCTTATTTGAATGGGACAGGCGGAAGCCAGCATAGGGCTGCCATATTAGAGGCTTATTCCTCTGGAACATCTTTAGATTCTGCGGGCTCCGTTAGAATTGGGGTTGAGAGGTTCGGGGCGGAAAGACAGAACGATTCCATGTTTGAAAACTATGATACTAAATGTGAAGAACGCATAAGGGCTTCATTTAGACTCCCAGAGTTATATGTTGGGCGTAATAGTGGAAACTTTGCCACTTCAAGAGCTTCATCTATGTTAGCAGAGTCACAGGTATTTAACCCAGAAAGAGGGGAGTTTGATGAAGTCATAAACCTTACCATTATGAAAGAATTAGCTGATGGTAAATATTCCTACGCTTCTCGTAAAAACATCCCCAAAGATGGTACCTTACAAATGAAGGGTATAGCTGTAGCTAGAAGTACAGGTGCAGTAAATCCTAAGAATATTGTAGAAACCATAAGTGAAGTAGCTGGGCTTAAATTAGAGTTTGATGCAGACCAATTAGCTCAAACTGTAGAGAAGAATAAAACCAGTGCCTTAGATGCTATGGCAGGTCTTAATTCATTAGATGCAGGCAAAGGGCAAGACACGCCAAAACCAGATGCAGCCATTAAGAAGATGGATAAGTCTACTCTAGCTAAAGAGTGGGGAGACTTAGCCTTGGACGAGTCTACCTTAGACCTTGCGGAACAAGTGGAGCTTAGAGGTATCGTAGAGGGTAATGGTCTCGTTGATGATGCGGAGTTCAGAGGTCAGATTGCTAGCCATGTATTCCCCGATAACCAAGATGATTTGGAAGGGGCGGCAGATATAGCTTGTATCCTAGCAAGTGTAGCCTCGGCATAAATCTATGGCTATTTCTATAAAGAGTTTTCTAGTGCTAGAAAAAAGCCTTACTAGAAAAACAATGGCAGTCATTCTTCAGCAACTAGAATCAGATATTATTAAAATAATAGAACTTTTAAACTCTGGTGATTATACCGAAGCCTCGGTATTACTAGAGTCCTTATCCCTACCCAATATACCTACAGGGTACTTAGGGGTCATAGGGGCTTCTGCGGTGGTATTTGGGGCGAGTGGAGTAACCCCTAAGGTAACTAGGTCATCTCTGGTTAAAAACCAGCCTAGTGCGAATATAGAGGGTCTAACAGCTCTAACTGAACGCATGATAATGGAGATGACGGATAAAGCTGTAAAAAAGAAACTGCAAGGGGCTATATTATCTAGTATAAAAACAGGCTCAGAGGTATCTTTAACGGACATCCTTACTGAGATAAAGAAGGTTACAAAGAATATCTTAGTGTCCGCCAATAGTCTGCATGTCTCTAGGATGGCCTCTTATGGGTTTTTATTAGAAGCCACTGATAAAGGTATTACTCATTACCGTAGGTCAGCCCAACTAGATGATAGAACTTGCCCTATCTGTGCTTTGTTAGATGGGAAGAAGTTTAGTGTGGCCTCCACGCTAGCAAGGACTCATACCGCCTTAAGTGCTGAGACCCCAGACGACTTGAAATATCTAGCCCCATTCCCAGACACCTCAAAAGCAGGGGTAGAAAGAATGACAAAATTAACCAATGACGAAATATCCTCTGAAGGGTTGGAAACCGTGCCTAGCCATTTTAGGTGTAGATGTGTATTGGTTAAGGTGTAACAACTATTCTTGCACTCCGAGTGCAAGGATTTCTTGCAGCCCTTACTAGGTGCTTGTACCTTCCAACCCTATGACTATTAAATGTACTACTATAACTAAGTCTGACCAAGAATTACAGATAGTGTATGGGGAAGTGTACGCCCCCAATGTCCCCGATTCTGACGGAGATTTTATGGATATTGAAACCATAAGAAAAGCCGCCCATAAATTTATACAAAATAATAATACCCATAACATAGATAAACAGCATGAGAATGAACTAACAGGGTCTTATGTAGTTGAATCATTTATTGCCAGAAAGGGAGACCCCGATTTTATAGAGGACGCATGGGTAGTAGGGGTTCATATCCCAGACCCAACGCTATGGGATGAAATTAAGAAAGGCGAAATTAACGGGTTCTCTATGGAAGCCTCCGTTAGAGGAACTGCCACCACTTTAGAACTAGAAATACCAGATGTTATTACAGGCGGAACAACAGAAACTAATGAACATACACACAAGTTCTTCGTCAAATTTGCCGAAGACGGAACATTCCTTGGAGGGTACACAGATGACCACCAAGGACATACGCATACAATTACTTACGGAACGGAGACAGGTGAATCAGAAGGACATAAGCACTTATTTAGCTTCGTGGAGGCCATGTGAGTAGTTGTATAGTTAATAATGTGGATATACGATTGCCGCAATGAAGATAAAAATGGACGCAAGAAAATTAGAGGATGTGGATGTATCCTTTGTTTCATTAGTGAAACGGGGAGCTAATCGTATCCCTTTTAGAATCATTAAATCACAGGAGGAAGATATGTCACTAGACTTAGGAAGTCTGTTTAGGGCTAAAAAGGCAGAGGCACCACAAGTCTTAGCCGTAGTTTTAGACAGTGAATCAATCAATACTGATACTGTAAGAAAATTAGAGGAAAAAGGATATGCTAGGCAAGAATCTGAAGTAGGTGCTACAAGTGTGGTATTCAAGCAAGAAGATTATGCGTCTGACTCTGCTGTGGTAGATATGGGCGAAGGCTGTGCTGTAGTATTATCTACAGTTAAAAAGTCCTTCTATAGCTACCCAGACGGAACTAACTTTGATGACAACTTAGCTAAAGGGTCATTTTTTCCTTCTGTAGACATGGCACAGGATATTTTAGAAGAAACCATTGCTAATATTATGTATGACAGCGGTGTTGCAGTCCAAGCAAAAACACAAACTTTAGGGGAGGCGGTAGATTCCTTTAAACAATATGTTTTAGCCTTGTCGGAAAAATTACCTGCCTCTGCGTTTGAATTGGCAAGTTACATTCGTATGGAACCAGACTCCCAAGATGCAGTTGAAGTATCTGTAGAGGCTTCAGTAGAAGTGGCTAAAGACGAAGATGCTGTAACTGATGTTCCTAAGGAGGAAGACATGGTAACTAAGATGGATAAACACCAAGGTACTATTGAGGGCTTGGAAGAAGAATCTGAAGCAGAGGTTATTGAGAAATCAGTAGATGCTCCTGTGGAAGACCCTCAAGTACAAAAAGAAGAATCTAGTGAAACTGCTGTTGATGAAAGCTCTAAGGAGTTGATGTCTACAGTCACTAAGATGGCTGGAATGTTGCAAGACCTACAAGGTAAGATTGATACTCTAACACAGGGTAACACTTCTTTAGTAGAACAAGTAGAGAAAGCGGAAGCTACTGCTGCATCTGCATTAGAGGCTGTTCAAGGCTCTGTTATCGCAAGTGTTAAAGGTGTAGATGAAAGTGTTGAAATCACTAAATCTGAATCTGTAAGCACTTATGATGGCACAGCTTTAGATGCCCTCGGTTAATAAAAAAGGAAAAGGAGACTTTTATGTCAAATAGTAACTTGATTCAAAAGGCTGACTTAGCGGTAGCTGACCTCGCAACAAATGGTGGTCTGTTAAACCCAGAGCAGTCTAATGCGTTCATTCGCAAGTTGTTGGTACAGCCAACGCTATTAAATGCTACTCGTACAGTAGTTATGAATAGCCCACAAAAAGAAATCAACAAGATTGGTTTCGGTAAACGCATTTTGCGTGCAGGTGCTTCTGGTGTCCCATTGGCTAACGCAGCTATTGCTGGTGCTTTTGATGGCGTAGCTGAAGCTGCTGCTAGAGCAAAACCAACTACTGAGAAAGTAACGCTTAATACTAAAGAAGTATTGGCTGAAATTCACTTACCTTATGATGTTATCGAGGATAATATTTCTCGTGGTGTTGTAGGTGTTCAAGGCGACTCTGGTGCTACAGGTACTCAAGGTGGCATGAAAGACGCTATCATGGAAATGATTGCTGAACGCGCTGCTTTGGATTTGGAAGAACTAGCTATCCTAGGTGATGCTACTTCTCTTGACCCATTCTTGGCTCTTAGTGATGGTTATCTTGTTAAAGCTGTTTCTAATGTGGTTGATGCTGGTGCTGCAACAATGAACAAAGGTATCTTTAAAGCTGGTGTAAAAACTATGCCAGACCAATACCTTCGTAACCGCTCAGCATTGCGTAACTATATCTCTATTGATAATGAAACAGAATATCGTGACACTCTTGCTATGCGTGAGACAGCATTAGGTGATGCTAACTTGCAAGGCAATAACCGCTTGTACGCTTTCGGTACTGGTATTGAGCCAGTAGCTCTTATGCCTGCTAACAGTGGTTTGTTGTGTGACCCACAAAACTTAATCTTTGGTATTCAACGCGATATTTCTATCGAAGTTGAGAAGGATATTAGGTCACGGTCATATATTATTGTTCTTACCGCTCGTGTAGACTTCGCTATTGAAGAACCTACTGCTGTAGTTAAGTACACTAATATTGCTTAATAGCTAACCCCTTAGTTTCTAAGGACTTATAGCCCTCTACACCTAACGGTGTGGGGGGTTTTTTGTTGATACCTAGTAGGGCAATAAACTAAAAGTTTGACCTACTTGCTGTAATCACTATGGTGTACGAATGAAAATGACCAAAAGCACCTACCTCCAATGTTTCCATCTAGTACATGGTGACACTTATGATTATTCCCCCACTAAATACTCTAGGGCGCATGACTATATCCTTATAAGGTGTAAAACTCACGGTTACTTCTCCCAAAAAGCCTATGCTCACAATCAAGGGCAGGGATGTCCTAAGTGTAAAGGGGCTAAGATACAAAAGGCTCAAAGGCAATCCTCCGTGGCCGCTGTAAAGGTCTTAGAGGAGGTACACAAAGGAAAATACGATTATAGTAATGTGGAGTACATTAACTCCAGCTCTAAGATAGTAATACGATGCCCCCTACATGGAGAATTTACACAGACTTATGCCTCCCACCAACAAGGTAGGGGTTGCCCCCAATGTGGCAGGGATAAGACTGCTACTAAAGGAACAGTCAATCAAAAAGTCATACTGGATAGGTTTAAGGGTAGGCATGGAGATGTATATGACTATTCGTCTATGGTGTACACCTCTGGAAGGACTCCTGTAAAGATACAATGCAGAGAGCATGGAGACTTTTTACAAACCCCTAACGACCATAGCCGAGGGGCAGGATGCCCTCTATGCAAGGCCAGTAAGCTTAGTAAGTCTCAGCTATTCACCCATGCAGACTGCCTAGCTAAATTCATGGCAGCGCATAATGGCAGGTATAATTATTCTAAGGTGAAGTATAAAAGGAGTACTGATAAGGTAACTATAATTTGCTCTAAGCATGGAGAGTTTAAGCAAACCCCTGTATCTCATTGGTCTGGCAGAGGGTGCGCGTCCTGCTCCCACTCTGGAGCTTCTGAGTCTGAACTTAGGTTTAGAGCCGCAGTGCAGTCGGTATATAAAGGCACTATACACTGTGGGGATAAAACCCTCCTAGATAAAAAGGAATTAGACTTATATCTACCAGAGGTACAATTAGGTATTGAATTTGACGGCACATACTGGCACTCGGGCGATAGGGTTAAATCCAGAAGACAACATTTAGATAAATTTAACGAGGCTAGAAGTAAGGGGGTTAGAGTTTTGTTTATTAGGGAGGATGAATGGGATAATAAACCCGAGATAGTCCTCAGTATTATCCGTAATGCTACAGGAGGTAATAGTACTAAGATATACGCTCGTAAATGTGAAATTATGGAGTTGGGTACTAAGGATTACCTAGCCTTTTGTAATGAAAACCATTTACAAGGAGCGGTGGGAGCCTCTAAGAAACTAGGACTATATTACGAAGGTAATCTTGTAGCTTTAGCAGGGTTTTCCAAGAGTTCTAAATATGGATATATGCTAGCTAGGTTTTCCGTGAAACTAAATACCTCTGTAGTTGGTGGGCTGAGCAAACTTATGACAGCCTTCGGGGAGCCTGTATATACCTACTGTGATAAAAGAATGTTCGGAGGGTTAGGATATTTGTCCGCAGGGTTTGAAGTAGTAGAATTTGGTGATACCCCAGATTTATGGTTTACCAAACAGGGCAAGGTACTTAGTAGGGCTGCTATGACCAAGCCTGCCATGCAAAAAAGATGGGGTATCTTGGAGGAAGGTACGCAAGAATCTATTGCTGCCTCTCATGGGTGGGACGCTATAAGGTACTGTGGAAATATGCTATTAAAGTGGTATAGACCTAAATAAGCCTTGAAAAGTAAGGTTGCCTAGAGTTGTAGGTGGTCTTACTATACCGCACACATATATGGAATAACTTATATAAGGAGATATATCATGGTAATGAAATCTGTAACTCCCGATACTAATCGGGGAGAAGCTATCAGTGAACTACAAGGTCTAACAACTATCGTAGTTGCAGGTGCCGCAGCACTAACTAACATTGCAGTAGCTGGGTTGGGTATTAAAGACACTCTACAATCTGTGGTTCAATATACAGGCGGTGTGCCCTCTGTAGTTTTGGACGCAAGTATTACCGCCGCAGGTGTTATCCAAACTGCTGTTACAATTACTACAGGTAACACTTTGGTAGTACAGTTTTACAAGAAGCCTTAAATCAATATGAGGTATTATAGGGCTGTGTAGTGCAGCCCTATTTTTATAATAGGAGAGGACTATGAAATCACTAAAATTAGTAAATGTAGACAGACTACACATCGAGGATGCGATGTATATTGCAGGCAAAACTTATACAGTATCCCCTGCGGTAGCTGAGATATTGGAAGCCGCTAAATCTGAAGAAGGTAACGCCTACTTCGCCCCTTCAGAAGATGAGGCTAAACCCTCTAAATCTGTAGAGGCTAAAGCTGAGAAGAAAGAAGAAAAGAAAGAAGATAAAGTCAGCAAAGAGTCTAAAGGTTCATCTAAAACTGCAAAAGTATGATAGGAGGGTGGTATGCCCAGTAGACTTATAAGCACCGACCAATTAGTTATTAGAACTGGTCAAAGAGATGTTGGAGAAATTACTGATGTCTTGGAAGTAATGTCCTTGGCTGCCACCCTATACCTAGAGGGCGAGCTATTAACTGCGTTTGACGCAAATACCGCCACAGATAAATTTTATTCCCAGTACCCCCTAAACCAAGACCATTTAACCCTATCCCTAAACAATGGGTTTATTGATACTGCCTCAGTGGTGGTTAGCTATGCTGCATCTATGAGAGAGCTAAATACTAATGCTATTGTAGTAGACCCTGCATTATATGATGTAAGCAATGACGGGTTAATCATCCTATATTCTGGTTTAACCTATCCTATGTATTATAAGGTTTCCTATGCCTATGGGTTTACTACCCAAGCAGGGGGACTATATACAGTAACAGAGGTTCCAGAATGGCTTAAAGAATTAGCCACCCAGTATGTAATATATCGAGTTAATACAATGTCCCCTTTTAGAAAAGTACAAAAAAGCGAGGTTAAATCTGGTGAGCCTGTACTATTGCGGTCAATGCTAGAAGCTCATGCGAGAGTGTATCCTCATGCTATTAAACCTATCCTATGACAGGGAAAACCCTTAATACTGCGAATATTAGAGAAGCATTATTACGCACAGCCAAGTATGCTAAGAGTTTAGAAGATGTGTCTGACCTTGTACAAGAAGTGGGGAAAATGCAGTTAGAATTTGTTAGGGGAAGGTTTTTAGAGCAGATAGATTCCAATAATAAACCTTGGGAAGAAAGTGCGGCCTCTAAAAAGCGTAGAAAAAGGGGCGGAAAGCCCTCAACATTATTTGATTCTGGCAGTCTATTTAGAAGCATCTATGTTAGAACATCTAAGAATCAAGTAACTATAACCAGTAACTCCCCTTATGCTATGCTTCATCATCATGGGGGTAAGGTTAGATTAGGGAATAAAACCGTAACCTTGCCCGCAAGACCCTTCCTAAATGTAGGGGCGGGAGATAGTAGACTTATAACAAATTTCCTGCGGAAGACTTTAAGAGAGAGGATTAAATAATGGCTGGCGTTAATATCGTATCCCAAGTGGTGCAATCCACTTTAGCAACCCTAAAAACTGTAACATCAGTTAATCCAGATGCCTTGTTTTATGTTTATACTGACCAAGACTTTCTAAATAATACTGACCATTACACTTACCCCATAGTAGGGGTGTGGTACGAGGGTATGGCCTCTAACCCTAGCTCTAAAGGGGGTAATGGTCTCGCGGCTACTATGAATATAAGCATCTATGTCCTTGGTGCTCCAACCACTTTTTCTAAAACCCTAGAGGATAAGCATGATATTACCTTAGTCTTAGATGAAATTAGGACGGCATTTCGCAATACTAGAGCCCCTACTGGACACTTTTGGGAATTTGTGTCTGAAGCCCCTTACCCTTATGATGAGGACAACAACTTTGTCTATATTCAAAGATGGAGAACTAATGCTATTCTCACAAGTTAGTAGGCTAGCTATATCAAAAAGGTGGAGGTAATGTTGCGACTATGAAAGTTAAACTTATCAAAGAAATAGAGTTTAAGGGTGTTTTATGCCCTATAAACTCCGTAGTAGAGATGAGGGATTCTTCCGCAGAAGTCCTTATCGCTAATGGTTCTGCTGTAGAAGACATTTCAGCAAAACAAAGCTCTTATAAGGGCAAACATACTAAGAATAATGGAAATAGGAGATAATCATGCCTGCAACTAATGGTGTAGTATCAAATTATTACTCGGGGCAAGGCGTAGTTCTGATGGCAAGCAGAGATGCCGCTGGAAACCCTACTGGGTTTACTAATATCGGTAACTGTTCTGCTTTATCAGTAGCTATTGCTACTACTGTGGTAGAGCATAAAGAAGCTTCTTCTGGTGCTAGAGGTATTGATTTACGCCTCACAACTGAAGTAAAGGCATCTGTGAATGTTACAATGGAGAGCTTTAATACTGCCAACTTAGCGTTAGGTCTATACGGCACAGAAACAGCTCAAGCTGGCGCATCTGTAGTGGCTGAAATCGTCACAGCACCTGCATCCGTATTAACTAACCAAACAGTTGCTTTGGCACATATTGGTGTTAGTGCAGTGGTTGTTAATGGCCCCGCAGGTACTCCTACTTATGTATTAGGAACAGACTACACTATTAACCCAGAAGTAGGTTCTTTGAATATCTTAGCTACAGGTGCTATCACCGCAGGCGAGTTATTGGAAGTTGATTATACCTATGCTGCTTATGACCAAGTAGATGCCTTGACCACTGCACAACCAGAGAGATGGTTGCGTTTTGAAGGCTTGAATACTGCTGATGGTAATCGTGCTGTTACCGTTGATGTATTCAAATTTACTGCTGACCCTCTACAAGAGTTAGCTCTTATTGGTGATGCCGTAGGACAGATTCAATTAGCAGGTGGCGCACTTGCAGATAATACTAAAATCACTGGTTCTAAGTATTTCCGCCAACGCGCTTTGGTATAATACTTGAAATAGTATTTACTAGGTTATACAATTTTGGGGTTGTCTTCGGGCAGCCCCTTTTTTGTGGGCATGAGTAAAGTACTAAGTAATAATAGATTTGTAATTTCTTGCACTTCGAGTGCAAGGATTTAATGGGAGAGGTGTATGGCTTTAGCCGATTTAGTTCAAAAATCAGAGGTTATTAAAGTTGGTGATGCGGGGGAATTTACAGTACATCCCCTAACTGTAGAAGGACTGGCTGTATTACTAGCCAATCATAGAGAGCAGATAGAATCACTATTCTCTGGCACTGCTGATGTATCTACCCTCATATCTGAAGCCCCAGAATTTGTGAGCTCTGTTATCGCTATTTCTTCTAGGGAAGAAGGAGATGCCATTTATGATGTGGCTAAGTCCTTGCCTGTCTGTACCCAAGTAATTGCATTAAATGCTATCTGGGGGCTCACTGTATATGACCCAAAAGAATTCATGGCAGTAGTCCAGCACCTATTGTCATTGATGGGAGTGGAGCAGGAAGAAAACAGCTCGCCAAACCTCAAGATAACGGAAAAACCAACGGCTACGACTGGAAGCAACAGCTAGTAGAAAATATATCTGAACTTATATCTTGTGGACACTCCAAATCGGAGGTGATGCAATACACCCTATCTGAAGTAGAAGTGTTTTGTGCTACCGTAAGGGCTAGAAAGGATAGAGAAGGTGTACAAGCTATGCTTTTTCACAGACTAGCAGCCCACGGCGAGAAAGAAGATATAGATAAGGTTATAAAGGGGTTGCCGTAATGTCAGAAAACTTTGAGATTTCGCTATCCGTAAAATCTACGGTAACTAAAGATTTACAGCAAGTATCAAAGGCTTTCACCTCCCTATCTGATGCAGTAGACAAAAAAACTAAAGGTATAGCTAATACTTTTAGTAAACTTAAAGCCCCCATTACGGGGGTTATTAAAGACATTAGAGAAGTATCTAAAGCTGTTTCTAGTATTAAGACTACCAATAACTTAGGCACCCTAGCTACAGACTTAAAAGATGTAGGAACTTCTGCTAATAGCATATCTAAACCTTTACATTCTATAAAAACTGAGTTGGGAGGATTAGGTAAAGCGTCTAACCTAGGCTCTCTAAAAACCTCTGTAGGGTCAGTTAGCACCTCTGTAACTTCCTTGCGAACCAAGGTATCTAATTTATCTGAGGCTATTCGCTCCTTAGGAAAAGGTCACAGCCTTGCCACCTTCTCAACCACCTTAACTAAGATAAATAACAAGGTAGGCACCTTAAATACTAAAATGAAGGCTGTTAAAACTGCTTCTAATGGGGCGGCTAAGGCTATTGATAATGTTGGCAAAGCCTCTTTTGGAAAAACTAAAGATAGTGCTATGGCTTTAGCTGCATCCTTCGGGCAAGCTAAAACATCAATATCTGGGTTAGACAAGGCTTTAACAGGGATTACTAAAAAGGGTGCGTCTGCGGCCAACTCAATGGAAAAACTGGCGGATGGGGCAGCGAGAGTGTCTCGCACCACTAAAGGTCTTACTACCGCAGTAGATAGAACCAATAGGTCTGTACGCAAACTCTCATCTAATGAGCGGTTAAATAAGATGGAGAGAGGGCTACAAAATAATCATGCCGCCGCCCTAGGGTTTAAAGAAGGGATTGACCAAGTAGGCTTCTCATTATTCAAGACACAACAATCTCTAACGCTAATCGCATCCCTTACAGGTGCCGCCTTTGCCGTATCTAAAGCCTTAGAATTTGGTAGGGCTATGTCAGAGGTAGCAACTTTATTAGACGGAGGAAAAGCTCAACTAAGAGAGTACAAAGACCTCATATTAGATATGTCTAGGGCTTTAGGGTCTGCGCCTGTAGAAACAACTAAAGCTATGTACAAAGTTTTGTCTCTAGGGGCTAGGGACTCTGCGGAGGCAACGAAGGCGTTAGCTGTATCCTTGCGAGCAGCTAGGGCAGGAGCTTCTGAATTAGCTCCTACAGTAGAGCTGTTAATGTCTACGGCTAATGCGTATGGTATATCTATAAATGATTTAGAGGCGGTTTCAGATACCTATTTTACTATAGTTAAAGGTGGTAATACCACCATGTCAGAATTAGCCACATCTATGTCTGATGTTACCCCTACAGCAGTAGCTATGGGGGTCTCCTTAGATGAAACGGCGGCATTCCTCCAAACTATGACACTAAACGGGGAAACTACATCTAAGGCTACCAATAAACTTAGAGGGGTAATGACTGCCTTAATTAAGGATACCCCAGAGCTAAATAAAATATTTAGTGCTACAGGAGGGGCAGAGGCCACTATTAGGACTAAGGGGTTAGCTGCTGCTATGAAATTAGTGACTGCGGAGACTGGTGGCTCTGTAGCGGCACTTAAATCCCTATTAGGTACAGACGAGGCAGTAGGAGCCTTCACCCTAACACAAGCTGAAAACTACAGGATGCTAGGAGAGGCTGCAACATCCCTAGCGGAAAAAACTGGGGCTATGGCTGCCGCCAATAAAGCATTCCTAGCAGAAGACTCTGCCAGATGGGATATAGCCACCAATTCTATCAGTGTTTCTTTAACTTCTATGGGGGAAATTATTGTAAATAATCTACTTCCTACCCTAGAGCTACTAGCTGAGACTATACAATCCGTGGTAGATGTATTTACTTCTATGCCTATCCTAACTGACCTCATATTTACAGCCTTTAGAGTACTGGTTGGGATTATGGCAGCTAAACTCATATCTACTATAGCCTCAACAGTCTTAGGCTTTAAGAAACTAGCAGTTGTTGAGGTAGAAGCGGCTGCGGGGGCAAAAGCCTTAACTGTAGCATTAGTGCCTGCTGTGGCACCTCTATCTATGGCAGGCAAGGTTGCCAAAGGTGCCGCTATAAGCCTTGCTTCTGTGGTGGGAGTATTTAAAGGACTGTTTAAAGTAGTCTCCGTATTTTTGAGAGCTAACCTATTAGGTCTTGCACTAACAGGGTTTTTATTCTTAGGGGACGCATTAGATGCCCTAAGAGATAAATTTCCTATGTTAGCCAAAGCTATTGGTTTGTCTTCCAGAGAGGAGATAGCTGCCCAAGAAGAAAAGGATAGGGTCTACAAGGCTTCACAAGAAACTATTAAGTCCTATTACAAAGACCATAAGACTGAGTTAATGGCCGATAAGACCCTATATGCAGCGTATGTAAAATACATGAAGGACAAGACTGTAGAAAATGCTGATGCCTTTCTAACCTTAAAAAGAGCTAAACAGGATGAGGCTAAAGCTAGTATTGCGGCTATAAAATCCAAACATGACGCGGATACTTCTTCTAGCAATGCCCAGTTAATTAAACAAATAGCTCTATATGGTGTGGCGGCTATAGCTGTGGAGGACTTTGGTAAAAGAGTGGCTGCTGCTGCTAAATCAGAGTTATCAACCTCTTTAACCCGAGATAGAAATGCTCTAAAATTTCTTATCACTGACATGAAATCCTTAGATAAAGATACCTACACTACTAAGCTAGTGGGGGATTTGAATATCTTAGGCAAAAAGTATAAAGGTCTTGCAGATATTGCTAAAAAGGAATTTGCTAATATATCCCTTTCTGCGGGTACTGACCTAGCAAAATTTAAGGATGTGGCTAGTAACCATTTATCTAAATTTATATCCGATACCAATGCGTATATATCCCAATTAACTACGGTGTATTCCCAAGCTTCCAATAAACTTAAAACTTTGGAGAATGATAGGCTAACAGCAGCTTCCAATGCGGCCTCTGTTATTGCAGGCATAGAGAGCACTTTCTTATCTTCAAATGACCGTGTAGATATTGCTCGTAAAAAGAGTGCAGGTATAAGTAGGGAACTAGCCAAAGCTAGAGTAGAAGCCGCTAAGTTAGGTGCAACTATAGATACCTCTAAAGATGCTACTGTTAGGCAAAAGGCTGCTAATGATTTAGAAACCTTAACTAAGAAAACTAAAGCCTTAGTGTCAGCCCAGAAAGCCAGAGACCCTAATGCTTTTAAAGGGCAAGAAGGATTACTAAAATCAGTAGGGACAGCCTTAATAAAGGCTAATGAATCAAAAGCTAAGTTTGTAGATGCAACTTTTGCCACTAAGCTAACCAAACAGATTAAGTTAGTTGATAAACTTAAAGAAAGTATTATTGAAGTTCAGAAAGCTGCTGATAATAGGGAGGTTAATATTAGGCTTAAAATTGCCACGGTGCAGGAAGCAGGTGGCAAAGGCATAAAACAGATACAAGAAATAATATCTGATATGCAGTCAGAGATAGACGGTGTATCTAATGTAGCTGTGCATGTCCCTATGCGACTAGCGGCTGAATCTAAAGACTCTTTAGCGCAAGAGGTATTGCACACCGCTGAGAATTTAAGTTTACAAGATGAAGTAACCGTTAGTGTTACTGCGGGGAAATCTGTAGATGAATTAACTAAGGAAATTGATGCCAAAGTATTTGAGTCTGCGGGTAGGGTTACGGCTGCCCCTATTAAGGTAGATGCTGAAAAAAGTGCTATGACAGAAATGCAAAAGATTAGAGAGAAATTTGCCAGTATGAACCCTATGTTGGTTAAGGTTAAATTTAAATCCCAATTCTCTGAGGGTGGGTTAGTTTCTTCACTGAAAGCTTTTGCTACTGGAGGGTCTGTATCTGGGGAAGGTACAGGCACAAGCGATTCTATTCCTGCCATGTTATCTAATGGGGAGTTTGTAATGACTGCCGCGTCTGTTAGGCAGTATGGCCTAGGGTTTATGGATATGGTTAATAATATGTCATTACCTACCCCTGCATTCGCGGCGGGGGGATTAGTAACTCCTCCTGCTCCTGTTAGGCAACATTTCTCTAGGGGAGGGTCTGTAGCTACAGCACCTGCAAATGATACCGTCAATTTGAACTTAAATGTTGGTGGGGGTAGCTTCGCCGTCCAAGGAGCACGAGACCAAGTTAATGGGCTTGTTGATGCTCTACGGTCTGTAGGACAAGGTGCATTATGATAAGTTTAGGTGGGACAGTATTATCCCCTCACATGCTTTGGAGCGATGAGTATGACCACTCCCCTGTAGCCCAGTCCAAGAAGATGACTATTGGGGGCAGTATGGTTCTATATAACACCCAAGTTATAGCAGGGCAGAATATTACTTTGCAGGCATTATCAGATAGAGGTTGGCTGACTAAGGCTATGATAGACTCAGTTAAGGCTATGGCTAGTGTTGTTGGGGCTACTTACACTTTGGTGACGCACAATGGGAACTACACAGTAGCCTTTAGGCATTTCGATTCCCCTGCTGTAGTGGCCTCACCTATTTTGGCAAAAGATGTTTATACGGCTGATGATTATTTCACCGCCACAATAAAGTTAGTTACAGTATAGGAGTTTGGAATGGCTATTTTAGCAAATGAATTGGTTATGTATAAGGCAGCGTCTATGAATGACACCCCTACTAATGGGGGCTTACTAAGTAATGCTGTAGTAACTACCGCAGCAAAAAATAATGTATTTCCCGATGTGTCTCAAGCGGATAAGTTGGCGGGTGTTACTAACCTAAGAAAAGTATTCTACAAAGTAGATAATGCTGCAAACCTCACCCTTCAAAACCCTTTCGTGTATGTTGAGAAAATTACCAACGGCGATGATGCGCTGTATATCCATGCAGGAACAGCTAATGATACCCAAGCCGCTTTAACAGGTACTGAGAGATTATATGGAGCAGGAACTCTTACTAGCGCAGTTTTAGCGGGGGATACTACCTGTTCTATGTTATTAGAAGATGCAGCGGTAACATCTTTTGCTGATGGAGATTTAGTTAGAATATCTAATCAGCCAGATGTAGCTACGGCGGGTACAACAGAGTACCTTACTATTGCAGTGGGTGGGGTATCATTACCTACAGGAAACACCGTTACGCTAACCTTCACTACTGCGTTTGCTAATGGGTTTGCCTTAGGGGATAAAGTAGCAGCCACTATGCCGTTATCTAATGTAGCTGCTACCGCGACTACCCCCAATATCACCAGTGCAGCAGGCACTTTTGCGGGGGTAGCAAACCCTGTAACCCTTAATAACCTAGCTACGATTGATGACACTTGGACTATAGCTTTTACCTCCGCTACAGCCTTTTCAGTGGTTAGCTCAACTCTAGGTGCTGTAGGTGCAGGTAATACTTCCGCAGACACATCTCCTAATAACCCTGATTATGGTCAGCCTTATTTCACATTACCCTTTGCAGGGTTTGGGGGTACTTGGGTAAGTGGTGACACCTTAGTATTCACCACCTCATCTGCATCTGCTGCTATATGGTTGAAGAAGATTGTACCTGCTGGTGCTGCCTCTTTGACAGCAAACACTGCCGTAGTAGCTATTGAAGGTGAAAGTGCCTAATAGCCCCCTCACAGCTTCGGTATCGGCAAGCTTTTCTAAGGCTAGTGCCAACAAAATAATGACACTGGAGAAGCATGATGCTTCTCCTTCATTAGATACTCAAGAATATGTGCGGCTATACACTACTGCTAATGACCCTATGGTTATGGTCAGCTCGGGTAACTTCAAGGCTAGTGGTAGTGGTATTGCTGAGATAACTGAAACTTTGGTGTTTGGGTTCTCTGATACGGTAGCTATATCTAAACCATCCGCAGTAGTTACGATTACACAGCTTGGGGATGCGTATGATGGTCTAGGCTCCCCCCTAGCGTCTCCCTCGTTTACTTATGACCCTAGTACCTTAACCATTAGGGCTAGCGAAAAAGTATTTGCAGTAGTGTCTGTTACCTACAGCTCTGCATACAGTTTATATCTAGTCACTCTGCCTAATTTAACCGATGATATTGTCATGGCAGCTATGTCCGTAATAGAATTAACATCTACTACGCTAACCTTGGCAGCGAAAGCCCCCTCTGTGGATAAAGTAGCAGAGGCTACTAGAGTTCCAATCGAGGTTGTATCTACGGGGTGGGTGTATGACTCTGCGGCAGCTATAGCACAGGCGTATGCAGAGGTATTGGTGTACACTGATACCTCCCCTTCCTTAGACTTAGTGGCAGGAAGTAAAACCTCGGGCAATCTTAACCCAGAATATTTAACCAGAGATACTGATGTCCCTAGAAGTAGCGTATTGCAGTATTCTAACTCCTTCTCTGTTCCTGTGGCTGAGCCTGTAACCTCTATATCTTCTTCCTTTGATTATGTATTGGTGGGCGAGATAAGCACCCCCCAAGGAACTATAAATGGGTTATCCCATTATATTCAGTCAGGGTACAGTTCGGTTAGAGTTGGTGTGTGGGTAGGCACTAACGGAGACAGTAGGTACGATAGGACAATATCCGTATCCCCAGATGACCAAATAATCTTTGTAAATGGCAAGAGTTATGCGCTACCTGTAACAGCAACTATTATGTATAGCTACGAAACTACGAGATATAGATACAAACTTTATTTTGATATGCTTACTACCCCCATACCCCCTATGGGTTTGGGTGTAACAGACAACTTTAGGGGGAGGGCAGGGGTTTTAACCCTTAATCCCCCTAGTAATTCGGAGAACTCCTAATGAGTGCGGCTATACGAGACTACACGGAAGTATCTAGGGAATATGGGGTTGTGACTGTGGCAGAGTCGGGGCTATACAGTGTCGGGTCTCAGCCCGCAGACGAGGCATCATTGAACATAGATTATGTTACTAAGGTAACTTTAGTGGACGCGGCAGGGGCTTCTATAGTACTAAACTTTGCTGCCCCTCCTGTAGCCATAGGAACTTTACTTATTAAAGAAAATCTTGATGCAAGTGGGTTGGCTAACTTAGCAACCTCTAGGCAGTCTTTCCCTTAAATGGCTACGCTCTATAGTAATTATACCTTATTAAGCCCCTTCTCTCAGATAACAGATTGGAACTTAATAGCCTCTTATAAACAACCTGTGGGAGCATCATACCCTAATGGTGTTTATACCGTCATAGAGAGTTTAGCCCCTTATTCCGTGCGCGACCCTTATGTAGCTTTTCAATACTACTTCTACCATAGTATAGCTAGAACCTTAACCAATGGGAGCACTGCGGTAGCCTCCATAAAAGGTAGAACTACTGCTGACGGGTTAGTGACTACAGACACTACGAACCAAAGCCCCAACACTAACTATGGGTTTGATTTAGAGCTTAGATGGATAGACCCTGTAACCTTTGTAGATAATAGGACTTTAGCCTCTGTAGGTATTGCTGAACTTGGGGGTACAGGGTCACATTATTTACTGGGGGCATGTATTACTGATGCAGGTTATTTGGAAGCCTATGTCTACACCTATAATAGCGTGGGGGAAGTACACCACTTAACTTTATCTTTAGGAGGGACGGTAGTAGTCTCTCTTTTACCCCTTGCGACAAAAGCTCAAACTGTCCTATCTGTGGCGGGGGGGTATTACACAGGTGCAGGCAAGATAGAGTCGTACTACACCATTACAAACAGCGTAACTACCTCAGACTTACCTCCCAATGCGCCTGCGGGAACAGCATATACGGACACCAATACCGTTACTACTGAGGCATACCACTCAGTATTGGCTGGAGGATTGGAAACAAACACTTTAATAGAGACTAATGTAGTAGTTTACACTACGACAGGAGTTACTGGTGGGTCTTCAAGCACCACTGTCACAGGGGATACCTCCAATGCGATATTTGCGCCAGCCTTAGATATTGCCTTTATAGATAATGAATGGTACATGGCTATTAACCACGGGGGAGATGTAGCCTTAGCAGGGCTAGGGTCTGACGGTAAAAGTCTTAGGGGGGTAACGACCAAAACTTCGGTGCTGCCCATATTCCCATCTTTTTACCGCCCTATATTTGGGTATCAACGCCGTTACAATGAATGGTGGGATTCTAGGTCTGATGCTGAGGGGGGTATGATGTTTAGGTTTAAGGGGGTAACTATATCAGACTCCCTTCCAGATTATGTACCTAAGATAACTTACAATATAGGGGATGCAGTTACTGGAGGGATAATATGTTTGGTAAATGGTACCCACCTAATACCCCCAAATCCTAATGTCCCAGAATGGGGTATTAGAGATAAATGGGTCTATTATGGCTACGCAGGATTTCACGGGGCGTTCCAGACCAATGCCACTGTTACGCCTATAACATATACTCAAGCTGCATACCTAAACCCAGATAAGGCTGGGGTTTGGGAATCTATCCCAGACCACACATGGAAAGCTGATGCCACAGGGTATAACTCTGATGTGGCTATTTATAATAGAGCAGATACTCAGTATTATAAAGAATACCCTACTGATGCCGACCCCACAGTTACAGTATCCCCTAGTCAGTTAATGGAAGTTTGATAATCGACTTAAATGTAGGGTGGTTATAGTGTCGCGTAAAAGTTAGGAGCTACTAATATGCCAAATTTCTCAAATGTAAATTCCACAGCTCTAAACAATGCTGCTGGAGGTGTTGTTAAAGTAGTGGCAGCTACCGCATTGGTATCGGGCATAATGGTAGCCTCATCTATTAACCTAAATTACACTTCAAAAGTTAGTGCTAGTGTGACCCTTCCACTGGGGGTAACTACCAAAGTGTCGCCCAAGGCAATCACAGTATCCTATGACATCCTTGCAAACATACCTGTAGGTTCTTCTACTACCTTAGCTATGGGCAGTTCAGTGTCCTCTAGTGTAGCATTAGACTATAGCACCCTCCCTATCGTTAAAAGCAGCGTCACCTTAGACTATAGTGTCCTCACTAAAGTAACCTCTAGCACCGTAGTAACAGCCAATTCATTAGTACCTGTCAGTGCAGGGGTATCTATGCCCTTTGATACCACAGTACCTGTAGCCCAATCCATAGCTTTAGTGGCGGACATATTAGCCCTTAACCCTGTGGCTAATGACACCGCATTATCTTGGGTTATGACTTCCCAAGCTTCCGTTAATGTTACAAATGCTATACAGCTATTAGTGGGTAATAAGACTATCCCTATTATGTCCGCAGAAGTTAGTGCTGATGAAGGTTCTATGGGTTGGAGAGGTAGCATATCCCTAACTAATCCTAATGATTATCTAGCTCTGCCTCTAAACACTCTATTCATCCTAGACCTACAGGGGGAGCAGTACACTTTAGTCGTAGACTCTAAGGGGGTTAATAGGTCATTCAACCAAGAGACTTATAATATCCAAGGGGTTAGCCCCGCTAACTTACAGTCCAAGCCAAGGGTTGCAGCTTTAACAAGACAGTGGAATACCCCGACCCTAGCCTCAGCTTTGGTAGGTAGTGTTTACACAGGAGTGATACATTGGAATGCCGTTGATTGGGTTATCCCTGCTAACAGGTATCAAGTGTCTAATTCTGACCCAACCACTGTAGTAAAATCTATTGCTGCGGCAGTTGGTGCTGTAGTCGATGCTCTACCTAATGGGGATTTGGTGGTTAGACCTAAATTCCCTGTATCCCCAGAGAAGTATGCAATAACTACCCCAGCCCACATCTACACAGATTTGGTAGATAACCTGTCTATATCTGAGTCTTACAAAGTGTCTGCATTTAGTAATGACCTTGTGTTATCAGATGTGTCTTCTAGCTATAGTGATACTGTGGAGTATGTCCCAGACCCTCTAGTGGTAGGAAAAGGTATCCTTAAAGTGTATTTAACTCCTGTTAGGAGTAACTATGCTGTAAGGACGACCAAGTTTAACATTTCATTAGCCTCTACAGGCACTTCTTTAGAAGCCCATACCGAGACTATCGAGTTCTTAGATGGGGCAGCTTCTGTGTCTAAACCGATACAATCTATTAGTTCTGTAGTGTGGGGGGATGTTGATTTGGGAGGAGTGACATTTATAAATGGAGCTACTAGCTTGTCGTCATTAACAGCTAGTAGCTCTTTAGCCACGGTTACATACACCACAATGGTATCCACCTATAGCGTTACTGGTGGCAGCTTAGGTGAGAAAGCACAATTCTTAGTAGAGGTGACATGATGGCAGCATTAACAACTAGCTTGGTAGTAAATTTTGGGGGCAACACCTCTGGGATATTAAGTGCGGAGATAGACTCAAGACCTACAGGAAGGAATAAGGGTAATACCTCCTTCGTACCATCTGATACTGTATATTTTTTAGTGTACACTACTGCCAATGTTGCAAAAAACCCCATCACCTTAGATGCCTCTTACGGTGCTCCTTTGAAAGTAGGTACAGGCACAGAGGTCATTACAGAAACCTTAACCTATACTGGCAGTAATGTAGCAACCACCTCAAAGCCTATTAAGTCTGGCTTCTCTAGTTTGTGGTTAGGGAATAATGTCGGTGCAGTTACTACAAGTAATGAGAATGAGGTGCGGGTAGCGGTACTAGACCCTCTAAAAAAAGCAGGGGTACTACAGGTAACTTATACCACATCATTTGACATTTATTCTATAGCATCCCCTCTAACTATGAATGGTTTGGCTAACTTCTCTATAGTAGTAATTATTAACGGTACAGCCACATGATGCTGCACGCTATAAGAGGAACTGGCGGGTCTATAGGAACGCCCATAGTTGAACCCTTATTATCCACCCCATCCGCCGCCTTAGCTAGGGCAGAGTCAGAGTTTGGGACGACTGCCCACGATAAGCAGAAGGTTAATATAACTGCCCTATACAGGACTGGGTTATCCTTGGGAGACTTGGTAGAGGTGCATGATGTATCCCAAGCAAATTCTTGGAAGGGTAAGTTGCTTAGTATCAGTCATAGGGTGGATGGTGGAACTCTTGTTAGTCACCTAACCGTGGATAGATTAAATGTCTAACCCCCTACAAGAGCTAGTATCCCTAGTAGCCAAAGAGACTACCTATTCTGGGGTAGTATCCCTAGTGGCTAAAGGCACTGCCTCAGTAGTTACTGCATCTGGAGTTAAAGAGGTCGCGGTACCTGCTACTACCTCTATATCCGTGGGGAGTACTGTAACCATATCTAACGGTAATATTACGGGGGTAGTATTAGCAGGGGTTGGAAGTATAACATACACCGTTTGAATACCCGCACTCAAGTGCAAAGTTAGTACCATTTTTGGAGTTATATCATGGCTAGATTATACAGTAATAACGCATCGACAACCTTGGCATCATATTTACCTGCTACAGCCCGTGCTACTAGAATACCTTTAGTAGAGGCTGCTCAGTTCCCAGAGATAGTAATTGGGGGATATGACCAATCTGTCGCTACCCCAACCCCTTTATCCTTAGGGGGTGCCAACTTAGTAGATTTATGGGAGGACGGCACATCGGGACTGTTCAGTCTTACTGATGCAGGTACATTTTATAAAACTTTCTTAAACAGCAGCAACACTTTATATGCGCCGTATATACAGTATATAAATGCTAATGGTGATAGCACCTTAGGGTTTGTTAATGGCAACAATGAAATTGTTATCAATCCTTCCTTTATGTCCACTGAGAGTAGTGGGTATTATCATGCCCCTAGCACTCCGCCAGTTGTAGCACCTTCGAGCATTGCATGGGACGGGACTAACTACATAGGGTCTATTGGGTCTGCTCTATACTCCAGCCCAACAGGGTTAGACCCTTGGACTCGTATAGCTAGCACCAATACCTTTTCTGTGGCTTCTAAAGGTCTGTACCATTTCCCAGCTTTAGCTTCCCCTTACATTGCCCTATCTACTGATGCCTCTAAGGTGTATTTCTCTGCTGATACGATTACATGGACAGCCGCAACCACCGCCACCACAGCTACGATTTATGATATTACGGTGGTAGGGACTACCTTATATATGGTGACTAATGGTTTAGGTTTATGGTCTAGTACTGATAATGGGGCTGTATGGACGCAGGTAGTGACAGGAACTACATTTGATACTCAATCCACTTACACTGCCTCCATAGAATCTACAGGCACAGGTATCACTGCCCTAGGAAGGAGCACTGGCAATACCGCCGTAGGGGTAACTACTACAGATTTAGTAACATGGAGTGTATCGGGATTACCCCCTATACCTTATCTATATGGTCTAACTACCGTAGGGGCTAATCTATTAGCCTTTGGGGGGAACGCTAATCTAACAGCCCCGTTAGCCTATTACTCTACAGATAGTGGGGTTACTTGGACTGCATCCACCCTACCAGCCGTAGTAGACAGTACCTTTATGGGAAGCATGGGTAATCAAGGTGGCACAGCCCAGTACCTAGTAGGTTATTCGTCAGAGGTTTTGAAATCTACAGATAGTGGGGTTACTTGGGTATCAGATAAAACCCCTATAACAGGACTTCATAGCCCTAGTAAGGGGGTAATCTTAACTGGAAATAAAGTTTTAGGGCGCACTTTTGGTGCTGCGTTTGATTATAAATTTGTGCCAGTATTTACTACTAATACCTTGGTAGGGTCTAACACAGGTAATGGTAAATCTGTAATTTGGGACGCATCTGGCGGGGTATGGCAAGCCAATACTTACTCCTATGATTATGTTGGAGGTATCATATCTAATGCCCCTGTAGGGGGGTTCACAGACATTATTTGGTCTGGGGCTATAAACCTTTGGATTGGCGTTGGTGCAGGGGCAGTAATAGCCACCTCTGCGGATTTGGTGTCATGGACTACTGTAAGTGCTCCTGTTGGAATTACGGCAAACCTATTAAGCCTTGGGTTTGATAGAGGTGTTTTATTTGCAGGGGGAGTAGCCACATTACTACGCTCTTTTGATGGGGGGCTAACTTGGGAGAATACTACTGCGTCTACTGTGATGTATTCGGGGTATAATATAGTAGGTATCCACGGGGATAGGTCTCAGAATAAGATTCTGCTAATACTAGATGTAGTAGGAACACCTAATACTGCCCATGCCGTCACCGAGATGGGAGAGGACTTTATTACCCTAGGTACTGATACCTCTGGTAATGCTACGGTGCATGTTAAAGGCATTTCTCCAGCGGATACGGTAATTGTGTATGGGGGTACCTTAATAAAAGACATTGTAATCAGAAACCCTAAGGTACATACATCCTCCATAACTTTAGAAGACCCTGTAACTAAGGATAGAGAAGTTGTGCAGGTAGATTACCATAAGAATGGGGTAATGTTATTCACTAGAGGAACAGAGGGGACGACAGCATTAGCTTGGAATGCAGGAGTAATCATGGAGCAGCGCGGAACTAAGACCAGTTTTTCCGCCTTCCCTAGTAGGAGTGATGCCTCTGGTACTGCCGTAGTTTTGGGAGACACTGACCCTCTAAAAAGTATAGCCAGAAGTGCGGTAGCTTTAGGGTTTGAGGCTTCTAGCCATAGAAATAATACCGTCACAATAGGGTATAGTGCCTATACTGGATATGAGAGGGACATAGCTATAGGGGCGCAGTCTTTGGCGTATAATGCTGCGGGGTCTGCGCCAGAGGGGGCTATCGCTATAGGGTATAATTCCTATGGGTACTACTACGCCCCAGTAGCTATAGGAAGTGACTCCTATGCCTATTCTAATGCTATTTCTATGGGAAACCGAGCTAGGGCAGAAGGGGCATACTCAACAGCTCTAGGGTACCGTTCTAGTTGTACCAGTGGAAATGCTGTAGCTATAGGCAGTAACAGTGTAAGTGGGGGCAATTCTTCTGTGGCTGTAGGGCGTTCTACCACTGCCACAGGGTATAGGTCTATATCTATATTAGGTGGAGCAACCTCGGGTTCTCATGCTATAAGTATTGGTGGAGGTGCGTTGGCAGGGGCTTATGATGTGGATGTAGGGAATACCTTTAAATCTATTGGCGGAGCTTTGGCTATTGGGTCTAGTGTAGTTAATCCTATCCCAGACACTACTAGGTTAGGTGGCGGTATTATGGTACAGCAAAGTAAAGTCACCACTAGCCATGTTAAGGAGTTTTCTGGGGCAGAAGTAGTCCTAGCTACTGAAAAGCTAGACTTAGTGGCTCTAACACCCCCAGTAGCTACTATTGTTATCCCTACAGGTGCGGTATTTGTACCATCTAGTGTTATTATTATGGTGGCGGATATGACAGGGGTTCTAACAACTCAAGCTACCGTTGAAATATCTACATCCACGGACAATATAACCTTTACCCCTCTAGCAGCAGCGGCTTTGACTACAGGACTAACCGCCCCTAGAAAAGTACAGGATATTGCTATACCTCCTACCACGGATGCCGTGACATATTTACGAGCTTCGGTAACAGTGGCAGGTTCCGCTACCTTGCTATATACCGCTAGGGTGTATTTTAAGGGAATATTAGTTCAAGAATAAGGAGATATGACTTGATTTCATTTCTAGGAGGGCTTCCACGCTCTAGTTCTACGGTGCTGTCGGCATTACTTAACCAAAACCCTGCATTTCATGCTAGTGGCACTAGCCCTATGGTTGAGTTAATGCTAGCGGCAAGAAAAGTGAGAACCAAATCCATAGACTTTAGGGCTATGGATAAGGGTGAAACAGATAGGAAGATGGTTAATTCTCTTAGAGGCATACTTAATGGGTGGTATGAGGATAGATGCGAACCCTATTGCTTTGATAAGTGTAGAGGATGGTTAGAGCATTATCCCTTGTTATGCGCTTTAATGGAGTCTCCTAAGGTCATTGTACCTATACGAGATATACGAGGGGTGGTAGCTAGTATGGAGTCTAGGAGATTAAAAAATCCTATGATGGAGACCAAAGGAGGGGATAGCCCTTTTGACGGGGTTACTATACAAAGTAGAGTAGACCAGTACCTCACCAAACCCCCAGTAGGTATTGCTGTGGAGAGATTATTCGAGGTTTCTAGGTCTGGGGCGTTGAACAATATGTTAGTTATTAGGGCAGAGGATTTAGGACTGAACCCAGAGGCTGAGCTACACAGGGTTTATGCTTTTTTAGGATTAGAATGGTTTGATGGTCATTACTATGAGGGTATAGCGTCAGCCCCTAATGAACACGACCATGTACATGCCCCCTATGGAGAGCATACCGTTAGAGATACAGTACAACCCCCTGCGGAGAATTGGGACGAAGTTTTAGGCTCGGATGTTAGTGAGGATATTAAATCTAGGTGTGGGTGGTTTTACGAGACCTTCTACCCAGAGAGGTGTTAGGAATGGCTATTAAATTTGATTATACAGATAAAGCTGGAGTAGTTCATGTAGGGGCTATTGCTAGAGTAAGTAGGGTTAGGACTTCTACCAGTGGTATCACTGGGATACTTCTAATCCATGATGCTATTGACCCTACAGGCTCCCCTATAGATAAGATTACTGTGGACATGCCGTTTACTACTACGGTAACAGGGACTAAGAACTTTGTTAAAAGAGCGTATGAGGCTATCTTAGCAGAAGGTGTATTCCCAAATCCCACCAATATATAGGTTTGAGTTTGGTGATAGGTGGGGATAGCTTTGCCAAAACCCAATTAGGAGATTGTTATGCCTTTAGTAAGTATGGAAACCACCCCATCTATCCCAGTTTATACGATTTTAGACACCCTTAATGCTATTTCTGGAGTAGATGTAAATACTTCTCATGTGTCTGGGTCTCCTTCGGCAGTACAAATAGAGCCAACACCTGCGGCTACAACGGTAGAAGTGCAGGCTAGACTGTCCCCAACTTCTTCATGGGTGACGATTCAATTAGTAGCAGCAGCTACAGCTACAGCTACAATAGTCCCCTTTTCTGTTAGATACAATTTCATTAGAGCTATTCGCGTAGGGGCTGGTGATGTTGTAGTTATGGCGCAAGACTGATGGCTATTGAGCAGGGAGACCTGCAAGCAATAGTAGCTATGCTTAGAGATGATAACGATAGGCATAGACGAGAGACTTTAGATGCTGTTAAGACTATGATAAAAAAGCATGAAGAAGCCGAGGTAGCCTTAATAAAAAAGACTATTCAAGGTGAGCTTCACGAAAGTCACGGAGAAGAACATAAGTTTATCCAAACTTGGATGCACCGTATGGATTCTATGGGTGACGGGTTCTTTGCATCCATTGGTAAGAGTCTAGCCACCCTTGTGTTTATTGGTTTTGCAGCAGCAGCCTTAGCATCACTGGGAGGCAACAAATGACTCCTACTATTATGATATACACTGATTTATTAGTAGTTTTTGCTTTACTGTCTGTGTTATGGCGTATGTCTGTATTCGCTAAGAAAGTGAGCGACCATGTTGTCTCCTTACAAGGCAGTCCTAATAGAATTATTGAACGCTCCCATCTGTACAATCATATATGGATAGTTGGGTTTGGGTTATTCTCAGTGGTTATATCTATATTTCTACAGATAGCTCATGTGTATTATCAAGATATTATTCATAACGAAGAAGGCGTGGTTATTCTTGAGACGGTGAATAATATATTCTTAGCCCTAGTATTCTCCTCGTATGGTATGGCAGTAAAACATATCACTCTTGAGGAGACCGAAGGCACCAGTACTTGTTATTATAAATCAGATAAACAGTAGAATATATTGCTCATATAGGTAGGTGCTACTATGGTGGGCGGTAAATAATCGTTACCTTTAAGGTGACTAGGAGAGTAAAATGGCATTACAATATTCAGTAGCAGTAAGAAATGCTCAGTTAAACGCTTGGGAAGCCACTATTGGTACATCCCCTATCTTTCGTCTTTATGACGGTGTTAATCCAGTAGATTGCGCTTCTGCACCTACAGCTAATGAGATTGCTAACGGTACACTTCCTGCCGATTGGTCAAACGCAGCAGCTTCTGGTGCTAAGACTATTTTAGGTGGCCCTTTTACAGTTACAGGTCTGGCTGCCGCAGGTGCAGGTACAGCCGTTTTAGCTTACCGCATTTATGATTCAGCGGGTACTGTTTGCCATGAGCAAGGCACTGTTACCGTTACTGGTTCTGGCGGCGATATGACTATGGATAATGTTTCTGTAGCTAACGCACAAACCGTTAATGTTAATACTTTGACTCGTACAGCATCTAACGCATAAGTATCAAAACTAGGGGGGCTTAGGCTCCCCTTATTTTATATAGTAAGGGGTTATTATGTTTGCTTTTGTTGGGCAGTTAATCCGCAATAACTCATTCACTGTGAAGAAAGTTCGCAGGGCTTGGGCTACGCGAAAATCAATGAACAAGTTTAGAAATACACATACAGAATGTGAATGGTGTGGTAGGGCTAATAGACTACAGGTTCACCATATCATACCAGTGAGTGTGTCCCCAGATTTAGCAGGTAATCCCAGTAACATGATGATGCTATGTGGTAAGGGCTGCCATTTACGCTTTGGGCATAACGGTGATTTCCGTTCTCGTTATGTGGATAACATCAAAGACCTATGTTCAGCTAAGCGTGTTATCAAGACAGTTAAGGGGCTATAAATGGCTTATTCAATTTCAACAGCAGCAGCTAACACAGTGTTGGATACATTACTTACAAACTTCGCTAATGGAGTGATTGAGGTGAGAGATGGTGTTCGTCCTATCGACAGCGATACAGCAGCGACAGGGGTTGTACTCGCTACTATCCCATTGGGTGCAACGCCATTTAATGCGGCTGCATTACGCAGTGCAGCACTTGCTACGCCTGTGAGCGATTTAACAGGGGATGCGAATGGTAGTGCAACATGGTTTCGCATGTATGACAACGCTGTACTAGCAAATTCTAGTCATATCCTTGATGGTGATGTTGGTATTGTAGGTAGTGGTGCTGATATGGAATTGAACGACAACTTGGGCGGTACAGCTATCACCACAGCAGATAAGGTGACAGTTGATACAATGGCTGTGTCTGTATGAATAGTGTCGAATTAAAGCAGCACATTGCGAGTGCTGAGATGTACTTGCAAGAAGGTAATATGTTTGCAGCAGAGCATGGTTTTAATATCGTGCTTGAGAATGATGCAGATAATAAAGATGCTTTGGTTGGGCTTGCTCATATTGCTCATGCGAATGGGCATGACACTACAGCTAGGGCGAACAAGCTTCTTGAGTTGTACGGCGATGAACCACCTGTTGTAGCCGTATGTGGTACATTACTTGATGACAGAGAGTTAATAGCACGCTCATACAATATGAATTGTAAAGATGCGAATGTTGCTATTGCCTATGCAAAGATATTGATTTCAGAACATCGTTCAGTTGATGCTTCGATTGTGCTTAAAGAGATTGGTACAGGTGATAACTTAGAACTCAAGCTTGCAGTGGCAGAGTTATTGGTTGAGTGCTCAGAGATTGAAACATCATGCAAGCTGCTTGAGACTATTCTCAAAGAACGCCCCGATAGTTGGATTGCATATTGCCATGCCTTGCCGTTATTCGACCATGCAAAGAATGACACATGCAACGCCGATACAGTGAAAGCTATTATTGCTCGACTGTCTACACCAAAGGATAAGCTACCTATGCTAACCAATGGCTTAGGACGCTTGCTTGATAAGCGTGGTGATGTTGACGGTGCTTGGAAAGCTTACGATGCGTCTAACGCGATTGTGAAGCCTTTACGCACTAACTATCCAGACTATCGTGCCATCGAAGAACGCTATGAGAAAACATTTACAGCAGACTTCTTTGATGAGTTGCCTAAAGCTTCTGATAGTCCAATGATATTTGTGTTTGGTATGCCGAGAAGTGGCACAACATTAACTGAGCAAATCTTGGGCAAGCATTCGGATATTACAGCGTTGGGTGAATTGATGGCTGTACCCAAGTCGGGCAACATTTTTGGTGAGTTGTGGCAGCAGGGTAGTGACGATGTTCCTGCAAACCCCGACGAACTGGCAGAGCAATATCTTAAAGAGCATGTTCGTTCATTCGATACAAAGTATGCAGTGGATAAGATGCCTGCAAACTTCAAGTTCATTCCATTGATTTATGCAATGTTTCCTAACGCCAAGTTTGTTTATTGTAAGCGTGATGCTTTGGATAATTGCTTCTCGTGTCTGACTACACTGTTTGCTAATCGGCATGACTATAGCTTTGACCAAGTTGAATTGGGGAAAGAATACAACCATCATCTATGGCTCATGCACAAGTGGCGTGAGTTGTTGCCGCGTGGAACTATCCATCAAGTCAATTACGAAGATATGGTTGCAGACCAAGAGGGCACGACACGCAAGCTTCTTGACTACATTGGTGTGGATTATGAAAAAGATTGTAAGGACTTTCACACATTGAAACGCAATGTGCGTACGGCTTCATTGGCACAGGTTGTAAAGCCTATGTACACAACAAGCGTGAGCCGCGCAGAACCCTACAGAAAATACTTAACAGATTTAATTGAGGTGCTTAATGCCAACTCCAAGATTTAGAACAAGAGCCGAAGTCCGTACAGCTTATCCACTAGCACAGTTGTTTGATGATTTGGTTGTGTATATTACCAATAGCAAACTTGAGAATGCAAAGTCGCGCACTGTAACCAAGACACAACTAAAGAACTTCGTTAAGGCTGCTAAGGCTTACGCACTAGGTACACCAAGCGGTAAGCTTGATAGGTATGATGTGTTCAGTGTCCTTTTTCAAGAAATTGATAAATGTACAAATGGCAAACCAACAACAGGTGTAGCAAGTATTCTACATACATGGAATTTAGACAAGGATACGGTGCTATATATGTTCAGTTCGTATTATGGGGGTAAATGATGGCTAAGTATTTTGGTATTGTAGGTGCAGCAGCAACAACACTGATGCCAGGCTTTGTAACTCCTGGCGCGGCAACACCCAAGACTGCAAACACAGCCCTTACAAAGAACGCGGCATGGAAAGACCATCTTATCCTTGCACCAACGCAGAACACAGCTTTAACCGCTCCTGCAAATGCAGGTGGGGGTATGACTGTATCCTCGACAACACAGCTTATGAGTGGTATTGCAACAGGTGCAGCAACATTCTATTCGGTGGGTAGTTTCTGTTTGGGTGCTGCATATACGAAGGCAACTAAAGTACAGATTGATAAGTTTCGTGGTTCATTAAAACGCTCTGCAAGTCATAAGTATTTCATTGATGCTTATTCAGTAAATGGTGCAGGTACAGCTTCAACGCGAGTTGCTTCTGTTCAGTTGGGAACATACGCAGGTAGCCCATCTGGTTGGCTTAATCCTTCTGCAAGTTTCACGCCGAACTCAACTAAAGTTGTAACTGTTCCCGCAGGTGGGCATTTAGTTATGCGTGCAGTGGGGAATGGCGGCACATCAAGTGGCATTAAGTTCACTACAGGTTGGACAGCAGGGCGTTTACAAGCAGCATATATCCTAATCACTACAGAAACCGCAGCCGTGACAGGTGACCCGAATGTTATCCGTGACCGCTATAACGACAGTGCAGGCAACCCAGTTCCAGATGGTGTAAAGGTGTATGAGTATGATGCTTCGACTATGCAGCCAACAGGTAATGTAGGTGTGATTGGTGGTGCAGCAGTAGGTGTTCCCGACCCATTGATTGCACCTACTGCTACAGGTGTGGGTGAGGTTGTGTTCACGCATACCGTTGCAGACTTAACAGAGTATTTTTATGTTATCCCCGACATGGCGAATGGTGTTGCTTGGGCAGCTACAACAGCCGTTGCATTGGGTGCTAAGATGAACCCTGCCAATGTGGGCAAGCTTACAGCAGTGTGTACGGTTGCAGGTACGACAGGAGCAACAGAGCCAGTGTGGTTTAATCTAGGCTTGGTTAAAGGTTCAACGGTTGTTGATGGTACAGTGACTTGGACAATGGAAGATACAGAAACAATCTGTACGGCAAGTATTCTGTCTCGTCAACAATGGCATTGGACTACAGGTAAGGCAGTGTTAAATGCTTCTGATGCAGTAGCCGCAGGTAGAAACACAAACGATTACCTCTACCCACTAATAGCTGATGAGTTGTTATATGCTTATTGTACAACAAGTGGCACAACAGGGGCTACAGAGCCAACATGGGCATCATTACTAGCAACAGCAGGTAGTGCAGCCGCATTGGTTGGAACACTTGTAACTGATGGCACTGCGGTGTGGACAATAGGTATAGAGAGTGAGTATCAATAATGGCTATTTGGTATGCTAGACAACAGGGGAACGCAGCAGGTGGTTGGAGTGCTGCAAACCCTGCCGCTCAAGGTGGGCTTCTAGCTAACGCTAGCGGCTCGCTTGGATTATTTGGGGGAGTGGCTACTGCCGTGGTTATCCCTCCTGTAGCTAGGACTATAACTGTAGTATTGTATGACCATCTAGGGTCCTTATTACTAGGGCAGGACTGTAAAGTTATGCAGCCTACCGCATCTGGGTCTTCTGAGGTTACTATAGGTCTGTCTACCTCAGACCTTACTACAGGGGTGCTATCATTCACTAGAACTATACCCCCCACAGACCATGTACCTTTATATTTCACAGGGGCATACAGTGTGTTAGGTGTTGAGTACACCTACCGCTCTGAAATGCTGACACCCGCGTAATGGCTATCGGTGATGGATTTTTTCGCAACCCTAATAATGGGGTTGCAGGTAATGGCAACTGGGCTAACCCTCAGCAGCTAAATACAGGTAATGCCGCTTTAAGTGCTGACAGTTCCTCCACACAAGCAGGGGATGTTAGTTCTTTAGCATTAGTAGTCGCCACAGTTGCGTCTATAGTATCAGTACAGGCTGGTGATATATCTACTGCGGTTGCAGCTAACAACCCTATTCATAGTGGCGTATCTTCCCAACAGCAAGCAGATATATCCTCCGCAGCAGCGAGTCTAAGTTCCATTGGATTGGTGGTATCGGCACAATCTGGAGATACCTCCCTAACCGTAATTGCTAATATTGCTAAAGGGGGGCTAGTACTAACCCAAGCAGGTAATACCAGTCAGACTGCCGCTACCTTAACCCCAGCATCTATAGACATAAGCACTGCCCAGACTGGTGATATATCTAGCTTAGGAAGCACCAGTACACCCACAGCTACTGTAATATCAACCCAATCTTCTGATATTGGTTCTGCATCCTTAGTAGTAGGGGTTACTTCTGGTGTTGTAGCCTCCACCCAAGGAGGGGATAATAGCTCTATTTTAGCCTCATCGGGGGCGGTAAATGTAGTATTAAACACTACTCAAGCAGGGGACAATTCTAGTGAGACTGCATCGACACTAATCCAATCTGGTGTAGTTATACCTCAATCTGGGGATACTGCTAGTATCGTATCATTAGCCCAGCCAGTTAATGCTGCCAGCACTCAAGTGCAAGGAGCGGATGCTAGTGTTATTGTAGGGGGCAATACCCCATCCCTAGACCAAGGGTTATCACAAGGGGCAGACACCACAGTAATAACCACCACTACTGCAACAGTTCTTGCTAACTTAAATATCACTCAAGCAGGGGATAGTTCTTCTGAGAGTGCTAGTGTTATTACCCAGTCTGGTCTTGTCGCTACCCAGTCCTCAGACACCTCAGTTGCCACCGCCACCAATAGTCAAACTGCAATATCTTTGGTAGCTGCCCAGTCGGGGGATACCCCTTTCAGTGCTGCCTCTAGCCATGTAGTTGTTACTGCCTCTAGCTTTCAAGTAGGGGACACGGCTACTGCGTCAGCCTCTAGCACTAATAATATAAGTTCTACAGCCCTACAAGGCGGTGATTATTCTTCTGAGTCTGCGTCCACCATCATCCAGTCTGGGGTTTCTAATATTCAGTTGGGAGATACAGGTACAGCTACGGTAACAGCTCCTTTAACCCAGCTAACTATAGATAGTCTTCAAGCAGGGGACTCTAGTGTTGCCTCCGCCACTATCTTTACCCCCAGTAATTTTTCTGGATTATCTGGGTGGTTGGATGCTGCGGCAATCCCTGTAGGTGGTCTAGGTACTGATGCCGTTCCCCCTATGGCTGCTAACTCACAAGCTGGGGTATTTGTATCTTCATCCTCCAGTACTACCCAAGCTTTTACCGCCTTTGATGATGATGTCTTAACTGCTTGGACATCTTACGCTTATTCTGCAAGCTATTATGTGCAAGTAGACTTTGGTGTTGTCACGCCTATAGCCGCCGTTACGATTTCGTTACAAGGTACTTATAGAACTCCTAAAGACTTTACGATACAAGCTTATAACCCTACCACTTTAGTATGGGACATTTTACACTCAGTTGTTGGGGATACTTCTGCATGGGTAGCCTATACCACTAAGACTTTCACTTTCAATACTGTAGCCAATGGGTACACTAGATTTAAGTTAGATGTCACAGGTAATAACAATTATTTAGGGTCTAACTCTACTACTATTTCAGAGTTGGAGTTCTTATCTCCAGTCGGTTTGACTGATGGTGATGGGGTGGCTACTTGGGTAGGCTCGGGAGGGACTCCAGATGCAACACAAGCAACGGTATCGCTACAGCCTAAGTTTTATACTGACCAATTAAATGGTCTTCCTGCGGTAAGGTTCACATCTTCTGCCTTAAATTCCCTAATACCGTTTAATACTCAGAGTATGGAGTTTTTCTTTGTACAGCGTAATAACGCGGGGGCATACAGAGGACTTACCTTAACCGACAACGCCGTAACGACTAACCAAGTGTATAAAACATTTGATGCAGGGCTATGGAGTGATGCTAATGGGTTAGTGTACCACCTTGGTGACGGTACGAACTTTGTAAGTAGGTCATACACCCCCAGAGCTGCCATTGCTGAGGCTACCCCTAATGTATGTAACATATCTTTGGGAGCTGGGTTAGCCAAGTTATTCCACAATGGGGTGGAATCTGTATACCCCTATTATGATACCTTACAATCTACAGGTAATCTTAGGGTAGGGGATTTAACTAACTCAAATAGGCATGATTTACACGAGATTATTATTTATAATCGCACTCTTTCTCAAGCTGAGAGGGATACCGTAACAACTTATCTATATGGTAAATGGCTAACAGGTGCCACGATAACAAATATAGCTAGCCAGCAGGGGGGAGACACCTCTAATGCTAATATCGCTGCTATAGACCAGACTGGATTGGTGTCCTTGTCGGCAGGGGATGTTGCTAGCACTACGGCAATGCCAGTTATTGTTGCTCTGTCCTCCGCAGTTCAAGCAGGCGACACCAATTTGGGAGCATTATCTCAAATAGGGGTAGGGGGGATAGCCTCTGCCCAGATTGGAGATGTTGGTATCACTCATGCACCAGTCTCAGCATTGGTCGCTATAGCTATAAGTACCCAAAGTGGAGATACCTCCTTAGAGGCTGCCGTCACAGTAGCCCAAGCTGGTGTGGTGTCTGTGTCTGGAGGGGATACTGCTAACACTACGGCGTTAATAAGTTCGCCTAATGCTGAGGCAATTTCCACTCAGTTAGGAGACATAGTAAATACTTCACTAAGTCTTCAAGCATTAGCAGGGGTTACGGCTACACAGGCGGGGGATTCATCTATCACCCTAGTAGCTAGCCGCTCATCGGCTGTTGTTATAGCCCAACAAGGGGCTAACACTAGCCTCGAAACCTCTAAGGTTATTGTTGATGCAGGGGTTGTAAGCACTCAAGCAGGGGATTCTAATAGTACGGTATCCTCACTATTATCTTCTGTAGCTATAACCTCTGTAAGTTTAGGGGATATAGGCACTATTACGGCTACCCCTAGCACCGCAGCAGGCATAGCTACCCCTCAAGGGGCTGATGTAAGCTCAGAGACTGCTACAGCTATAGCGCAATTAGGTGGTGTCTCTACTCAGTCCTCAGATACTACTGTTATTGCTACCATTTCTGGAGCCGTTATAGCAGGAGCGCAGGTAGGAGATGCCTCAATAGTAATTGGCTCACCTATCGGCTCTATAGCTATGGTTGCCGCCCAATCTGGGGACACTTCAACTGCCTATATAGCTAGTGGTGTAGATGCTTCTATAAACACCGTCCAAGCAGGTGATGGGGCTTCTGAGACTATCATTGCCCTTGTACAAGCGGGCATAGTGTCGGTGCAGGCAGGGGATAGTACTTCTATCTCAGCATATTTCAGATTAAGTGCTAACAATGATGCTACCCAAGCAGGGGACACCTCTGTACTTACATCCTACAGCTCTAATACGATAGGAGTTAATAGCACTCAAGCAGGGGATGTATCTACAGAATCCTCAACTACTGTTTCTCAAGCAGGAAGTATATCTACAGCACTGGGGGATATTTCTACCACCGTTGCAGTAAATACTACTACCTTAGGGGGCAGTGTACCCCAAGCTCCAGACACCAGTGAGACTACGGTCTTAGGTGTATCTGGCGCACAAGGGGTACAGACACAGTTAGGGGATATTGCCACCGAATCGGCTAATGCCATTGTACAAGCTGGCGTTGTCACTATTCAACAAGGGGATACCTCGGCATCATCCGCTGCCCACTTTGGAAATGAACTTATTGCAGCACAAGCAGGAGATATATCTACAGATTTGTCTGCTACTTCTCAAGCAGTGTCCCGTGAGATTATTACCCTTATAGCACCTATAACAGAGCTTGTTTGGCAGTCTTCTTACATAAAAGAGTCGGAGGGTCTAACCTCCGCCGTAACAGAGCAGGTAGAGTTTATAGCCCCTGCATACATAAAGGTGGTTTAATATGGCTAAGGTTTATGCAGGGGATATTGGAACGCTTATACGGTTAGATGTTGGCACAGATGTTACAGGGTCAGTCGTTGAAATACGGGTAGATTTTGAAGGCTCTAGCTTGACATGGGCAGCCACTGCAAATGGTAACTTTGTAGAGTATGTCACTAAGGGAGATGCTACAGATATAGCCTCAGCAGGTAAGTACAAGCTACAGGCGCATGTTAATAAGGGTGCTTGGATTGGTTTGGGGGAGACCGTCACATTAAAGGTGTATGGAGCTTTCAGATGAAAATAATCCTAGTAGAGGGCAAAACAACTTGGGTCGGGCGGATTATAGATTGGGTGACTAATTCTAAATATAGTCATGCAGGTATTGTAATAGGAAAGACTTTCTATGATGCCTCAGAGTCTAGGGGGTCAGTAGGGTCAGACCATACCGTTAAGGATTACCAAGGAAGGGGTATGAAGGTCTATGATTTGGGAAAAACAGACCCTAGGACTATCGCTTGGATAAAAAGCCAAGTAGGAAGGGATTATGATTATGTGGGTATTATTGGGTGGATATTTAATTATCAACGAAATAGTAATGTTTACTGTTTTGAGTGGGTATTAGAAGCCTTGTGTATGGATAGGTACGGTTCTCCAGAGTACGGATGGGGGTCAGTAGGTGCTAATGATATAACCCACTTCCTTGAGGCGTACCATAAAGATGCAAAGATAAAGGAGCTATGATGGCTAACATTGTTTTATGCGCAGGACATACCCCAGAGGCTACTGGCGCAGTAAATGCGAAATATAACCTTAATGAATATTCAGAAGCTCTAGTTATTGTTGAATGTATGGTAGATATTCTTAAAGATTTGGATTACCAAGTAACTACCATGACAGGTAAATTAAGAGATAAAGTTGATTTTATAAATGAGTACAAGCCAGACCTAGCTTTAGATATACATTTCAATGCTGATTATGACCACTTAGACCCCTATGATAATGATGATACTAGAGGGTGTGGCTGTATGGTTATGTATTGCCCGAAACAATCTAGGTATGGTGGGGTTGAGCCACTAAACTATAATAGGAAAGAACAAGCTATAACTATGTCTAGGGTTATGTCTAATGTTATTAAAGCCAAAGACTTAGGAGGTAGGCAAGGGTGGTACTGGGGTAGTAACCCTCCTAAAGATAAAGATTATTTCCTACGCAAAACTACATGCCCCGCATTTATACCAGAGCTAGGGTATATAGATAATAATAAGTTTTGTGAAGATTGGCTATTAGCTAATAGACATTATGAGTTAGCTGAGGCTATAGTCCGTGGTATTCTAGTTCACTTTGAGGAGGATATTTAGATGTCAGAAATTATTAAGGAAGGGGAAACCCTTACAGATATTGCTTTGGAGTCTTCTAAGTGGAGGCACCGCCGTAGAATGGCGTATGCTTCTATCATAGGTATATTGACTATCGCGGTATTGTCTTTGGTTCGGTCTTCCTATATCCCAGATGAAAGGCTAACCGCCGCCTCAGATGTGCTTGGTTGGGTGCTAATTGCTCTCGCGGGTATTGTAGTGGCGTACTTCGGCAATAATGCTATGGAAGCTTCTATGAAGAAGGGCAAATAGATGCCCCACCACCACCACGATGAAGAAGTACCTACCCGTATGGCATGGGTGTCTTCTACTACAGGAGTTCTTGTGAGTATAAGTACTATGGTAGGGTTTATTGTAGGAGCGTTACTTTGGATGCAATCAACCTTCGTAGATGCCTCGGAATTTCTTGAGGTACAAGCTTCCATCATACAGATGGAGATAAACGCTTCTAAGAAAGAGTTGAGAGCATTAAAGCGTGAGTATAGAAGGGCTAGCCATAAGGAAAAGGCTGCACTAGAAGATGATATGGATAAGGTTAAGGACGATATTGCTGAGCATGAGTCCGAAAAAAGGGAGCTATTTGATGCAGCAGATTAAATACTACGGGGTGGAACTATACCACTTCTGTAAACTACACTTAACAGCAGTTTTGGGGGTAATCATACTGATACTGCTATCCATGTTTGGGCGTAAGGCGTTCTTAGTCACGCAATTACAATTACGAAATAGACTAAGCGATGCTGCTAAAGATGAAGATGTTATACGAGAGCGTTCTAGGGCTGCGGCTAGAGAGTCAGTGCGTAATTATAAGACTCAAGATAAAGTGTCGTCTAAACAACTACACAAGGCTATGGATGCTCAAGAGCAAGCTGCAAGGTTGCACTTACGAAAAGACCCACAGCTTCCAGATGCTAAGCTACTGGAGTTACTTAATAATGATTAAGGTGTGGTGTATCTTGGGGCTACTATTGAGTGGCTGTGCTTCTATGGATGTAGGCAAGAGGTTAGATGCGATAAATGCACAACCATACTTGGCTGACTATATAGCGGTTAAACCTTATCAGCATGTTGAGTTAGCTCCGCTGATTAAGATGCAAGATACATCTGCCTCATCGCTCGTGTTACGGCATGAGCAGCATAAGCTGGATAGGGAGACCGTTAGGAACCTAGACAGTGCCTTAGCTGCCAAGACCAAGCAATTAGAGTTGCTGCGTGATGCGATGAAAAACATAGAGGTAGCGGACAGGGCTACCCAAAGGTCTAAGGTTCATCTTGAAGCAGCCTTAGAACAAGAGCAGAGGACTGCTAGTATAAATGACCTAAAACATTCCCTATTTGAGATTATACTAGGTGTACTATTTATCCTAAAATGATGGTTGACAAGTGATACTAATGGGTGTAATCTCCCGCTCATAATTAGGAGGGAGTACCTATGCTAACAACAGCCATTGAATCAGAATTACCTATTATTGAAATAACAACCACAGACCTTGTTTATCTTGTAGAGACCTTAAATGCCATATTAGGACTACAATTTAGTAGATTTAATCCTGCTGCCCCCATAAAAGAGAAATACACCTATCATATAGGTACCCTAAAATCACCTAACCTAGAAGCATTATACCCAAGGTTATTAAAAGCTGGGTGTAGTTTAATTCTAGTTAATTCTGAAGCACCAAGCTTATCTGCTTTTAATGCAGGGTCTATAGCTCCTACCGTGGAGGCTTTATGGGAGCTTCTTAAAGACCACATAGGGGAGGATAAGAAAGATGAAACCCTAAATCTTTTAAAAGGTAGTACCTTAAAGGATGTGGGGGAATATATTAGACTGTCCAAAGGGTTGTATGGAAAAGTAGAGTACCAAGGGTTAAAAGAATTATCCCTTAGAAATACTAGCGTTGCTAAGGGCGTTGAGAGTGTAAGTACCTTATTAGAATTTTACTCCCCACCACAATCATTACAGGACTGGCTGGAAGTAGATGGTAAATTTTTCAAGGACAGCCCCCACAAATCTTTGGTACCTAGAGGTTTAATGTTTTATGGGGAAGCGGGGACAGGTAAAACACTGGGAGCTAAGTATCTAGCCAACACCTTAGGAGTGCCTTTATATCGTTTAAATATGGGCGAGATGATGGGCAAATATGTAGGAGAATCAGAGGGGAATATGGAAACCGCTTTAAGGTATGTTATTAAAGAGTCCCCCTCGGTATTACTTATTGATGAAGTAGAAAAGGTGTTTAATGACAAAGATGATAATGGGGTACAGTTTAGACTACTATCTCAATTATTATGGTGGTTACAAGAGCATAATAGTAGTGTTTTAACGATTATGACCACCAATGATTATAGTATCCTCCCCCCAGAATTATATCGAGAGGGTCGGATAGATAAGAAATTCAAATTCAGCCCCTTAAATGCTTCTGATGCAGACTCTTTCGCAAAAAGGTATTTAACCACCTTAAATATTGTTGAAGGAGGTACTATATCTATTGCCTTACATGAGGACAGCACTTACACCCCTGCTACAATAGTACAAAGGGTTCTACAGGCTGTTAAGTTATTTATTATTGACAAGGGCGGAGTATAATATAGTCTCCCCCATCTTTAAGTAATACACGGAGGTATTCCTATAAATGATTAACGATAAGAAAGTATCTTATAAAAAAGTTGTAATATGCCCTTACTGTAATGATAAAGCCCTATTAGTTAGCAGTGAAGTTATTTATGGAACCCATTGGGGGAATATCTGGCTATGTAAGCCCTGTAATGCCTATGTTGGGTGTCATAAGACTGGAGACGGAAAATCACCCTTAGGAACCCTAGCTAATAGAGAGTTAAGGTATTACCGACAAACCGCTCACAAAGCCTTTGACCCCCTATGGCTAGGGGATACATCCCCTATGGGTCGAAAAGAGGCGTACAGTTGGCTCAGTGAGCGATTAGGGACACATAAAAGGGACACACACATAGCTAGGTTCGGCATAGAGCTATGCAAAAGGGTAATACGAGAAGTAGAAGCTAGAAATACAGGAGATAAGTAATATGGCATATCTGATTGAGGAATCACCTCTAGTAGTGTCCCCAACATTAGCAGTGGTGTTAGGGTTAAAGAAAGCGCACCTAGTTCAGCAGATACAATACTGGACTACGAAATCAAGTAACATTCAAGATGGGCATACATGGGTGTATAACACCTATGATGAGTGGTTGGAACAATTACCATTTTATAGTAGAGCAGTATTCTCCCGAGATATTCTAGCATTAGAGGGGCTAGGTGTAGTAATAGCAACATCTAAGTACAATAAAATGAAATCAGATAGAACTAAATGGTACCGCATAGATTATGAAAAATTAGAGAATTTGGTTAAAACAACCATAGTATCAAAACGAGACTATCCATCGGCTCATAATGAGACTAACGATAGTCTCAAAATGAGTCACTCTAACCATGATACTAACACAGAGACTAACCAAGAGATTACTAAGCGAGCCAATCCTACGGATATGGCTTTAGAAACTTCTCTAAAGAGTGGTAAGAGAATTAAGAAGAAATTAACAGGTAATAGTTGTGAATCAGTTGTATTACAATTTAGTAAATCTAAAGAAAAGGATAATAGTAATATTACTCCTAGAACACCTACAGGTATGGGGATGTTTTGGAAAAGAGTATTAGCTGATACCTATGGTATAAAAATGGGTGCAACATTTTCTAAAAAAGAACTAGGACAATGTAAATTATTACTTGCTCGTATTCCCAGTGATGAACCATGTTTAGAGACTACTATCAAGAATTGGTCATCCTTTGCATCTTACTTAGAATCTGAGGTAGGTGTTAAAAATACCCCCAACACACCTGTATTAGGGGTTTTACTTACTTATGCTTCTTACATTGAGGCATGGTACGATAATTTTACTACAGATAATTTCTTGCACTCCGAGTGCAAGGATATTGATAACGCAGTACCACCCACTACCGTAGAGTATAAAAAAACTAAGAGCATGACTTTGGAAGAAATGGAGGCGATAGATGAAGAACTTAATAGCTGAGGACTCATCCTTACCTCCACATCTTTCAGACCATGTGGCTAAATATCCAGAGTGCTACGCCTCTAAGGTATTATCCCCCGAAAAACATTACAGATTAGTGTCAGAACTGGAGCATATTGCCTCTGATGCTAATATCCCTAAACATCTGATATACAGTAAGGCTGCTGATTTCTGTAACACTGATGAGCTACAGTGGGTTAGAGACTACCCTAGTCTTCCTATGGGGTCAGATGGTGGTATATGCTATGTTGGGGGTTGTGGTGACATAGGGGTACGCATGTTTGCTATGGCAGGTGTTCTTCTCCGTAATTTTATTAGAGCCAGAGTCTTTACCGTGCAAGAAGTGTTAGCTGCGGAGAAAAGTAATAATCCTATCATAGCAACAGCATTACTTATCCCAAATTTTTATTACACTTCCAAATCTGGGGGCAAAATACCAGACTGGCAAGTTTCTATGCTTTTAGGGCTACTATACTCCCGCTACGCTAATAGCTGTAAAACTATTATTTATGTAGAGGATTTAAATAGATTAAAAGCTGACTATGGAGAACCTTTTTATAGTCATATCACTACACACTTCAAGATAATTAAAGGGTAAGGGGTTTATATGTCAGCAGGGATGAAATTATTACATAGTATTCTAGCCACAGGCGAAGTTAAGGGGTTCCTTCAGTTGGGGGTATCTTCTGAGCACTTTGGTGTTAATGAAGTAGACATATACGACACTATCAAGTCTCACATCCAAAAATATGGAACCATACCAGCTATCAGCACTATTGAGCAGAAGTATGGCCTTAGCGTGGTTAAACCTGCTGAGCCTACACTGTACTATGTTGACGAGTTAAAGAATAAATATCTACATAGAGAACTTAAAACCTCAATACTTACGGCCAGTAACCATCTCAAAGATATGAACCCATCCGAGGCATTGGAGAAACTAACCTCAGATTTACTATCCCTATCTTTAAATGCTAACCAAAATAAGATAATGGATTTTCGTGAGTCTAAAGACATTCTTATGAGCCTATACAAGAAGGCTTTTGCTGATGATGGGTCTTCTGGTTTGTCTTTTGGTTGGGAATATTTAGATGATATGACAGGAGGGGTTTCTGGGGGCGATGTAGTCTCTATTGTTGGGCGGCCTGCAATGGGAAAAGCCCAACCATTAACGGCTAAGATAAAGATGGCTAATGGCACTTGGAAGACTATGGGAGACCTAGATATTGGTGATTCTTTAGCCTCTATTGATGGGAGGGAATCCAAAGTTACAGGGCTACACCCTCAAGGAGACAAGAAAGTATATACTATGGTATTCCAAGATGGAAGAACAACTGAATGTTGTGCAGAACACCTATGGGAAGTCACATTTCGTAAATGGCAAGAGCCTAGAGTGGTACAAACAAAAGACTTGATAGGGATGTTAAAAAACCCCCAATACAAGAAAAGATTATCCATACGCCTAGTTTCTGGAGATTTTGGTACAAAGAAAACACCTGTAGACCCTTGGTTGTTGGGATTCCTACTAGGTGACGGGGGGTTCACAGATAGCAGTGTTATGTTCTCCACAGCAGACCATGAGGTAGTATCCAAAATTAAGAGTATAGTGGGAGAATCTAATGTAGTATTTAGAAGTAATTATGATTGGGCTATTAGTGGATATACTCCTATTATAGAAGCCTTGAGGTACTTTAGATTGTGGGGTAAAAAATCAGAGTGTAAGTTTATCCCTAAGATTTATTTGGAAGGAGACAGAGACACGAGACTACAGGTCTTACAAGGTCTAATGGATTCTGATGGATGGGTAGAGAAGACGGGGGCAACAGTATTTGCAAGCACTAGCAAAGACCTAGCGGTAGGGGTTCAAGAGTTGGTACGGTCTTTAGGAGGCATTGCAAAAATACGATATAAAGAGAATAATCATTTAGGTTCTTTTGTAGTTAATCTAAGACTACAAACACCTAAGGATTTATTTACTCTGCCTAGAAAACAAGACAGGTGTAAGGACAGTGCTAGCCATGCAGGAAAACCATATACCTTGAGTTTAAGGTTAGATGACATCCTAGAGCAGGTAGCCCCTAAGCCTTGCCAGTGCATCACTGTCAGCCACGCCAGTAGCCTGTATATAACAGATGATTATATTGTCACACACAATACATTCCTATTATTATTTATGGCTTTAAACGCTTGGAAGAAAGGGGGGGTGCCTATCCTATTTGTGTCTATGGAGATGAAGCCAGAGGTAATATTCCAAAGGTTAGCAACTATGTTTACAGGAGTTCCTTTAACACACCTAATGAAAGGGGATTTATCAACAAAGGATTACAAGGACTTTTTCAAAACTATTACAGGGTTAGTAGACAATGACGCTCCATTTTATGTTGTTGATGGTAACTTAAGCTCTACCGCAGAGGATATTTGGGTATTGGGTCGGCAGCTAAAACCAGACGCATTATTTATTGATGGGGCTTATCTTGTCCGACACCCAGACACTAGACTAAATAAATATGCGAGGATTGAAGCTAACTGTGAAATATTTAAGACATCTCTAGCAGGAGACTTGGATATACCTGTGTGCCTGTCTTATCAGTTTAACCGTGAAGCCGTTAAGACCAAGAAAGACGAGACAGCAGGCTTAGAGCATATCGCAGGGTCAGATGCTATTGGTCAGCTATCTAGTGTTGTATTGGGGTTAATGCAATCTGAGAATGTGGAAACCTTATCCTCTAGGGTGGTAGATATTCTGAAAGGCCGTAATGGTGAACAAGGACAATTTCCTATTCATTGGGATTTTCAAACCATGAATTTCACTCAGAAAAATCCTTTAACCTTAGAGGATATGGATGTGCAATGACATTACCTATTGACAAGTGATGTAAAGGGTGCTACTATTCTCGGCATGGACAAGGAGGTCGCAATGCAATCATCTAACAACATTGATATTACTGCTAACATGAATGAAATCGAAAAAGGTATTTATGCCAGTTATTTAGACTGGTTAAATAACTATCTAACTACAGTTAGTTTTGCCGAAGCCAATAACATGGATATTGATATAGCCACCCGTATTATTGATTTAGGCCGCTCTATTTTAGTTAGACATGAGAGGGCTCTAGGTAATGAATGACAACACTTTAACCTTACTAAAATCTGAGTTACATAGGCTAAGGACTAACCCCAGAATACCTACCCAACAGATACCAAATTTTATGCTTATATATATGGAGGAGCTTATGGCCGAAGAAGAAACCTTACTTAACTCAGAGGCTTACATTTTCTTGAACGAGTGGGCAGAAACTTTTGAACACACTGAGGGTCAGGTCTATGAGCCTAATTTCAAATACCCTAAAATAGTTATAACCCCCTACTCTCACTATTATCAGTTTTCTGATGGGTCTGTGGTAGTAGTTGAATATGATGGTGTTATGACCCCTCTGCGCGATGTTGGGGATATTAAGGAGATGCTTTGATGTATATAGTCAATATTGATACTTGTGGGGCTTGTGAGGGTGCAGGCCATTGCTCTGACCTATGTACCACATGTAACGGTAGTGGTGAAGGAATGTATGATGGTAGTTATTGCTCTACTTGTGGGGGTTCTGGAGAGTGTGACGATACTTGTACTATCTGTGAGGGGTCTGGAAAATCTACACCAGAGCATTATTACATTTACAATGTTAATGCTACAGAAGAACAATATGAGGTGTTACCCGAACATTTAGTGAAGTGGCAGCGAGAGCACATATACACAGATGTTGAGTATGAAATAGAACTTATACCAGAGCAAGGAGCCTAGTATGAAACGAAAAGCAGGAAGATTTGTCCCCATCAAAGATGAAGTTGTTAAAGAGTGGCTCCAGATGCGTATGAAAGGCATAACTACTACCGTTATCGCTAAAAAGTATAAGGTTAATACCTCTACTGTTATTAGAAAAACGCGGGATATGTTAGGTGGAGCAGATTTATTTAATAAGAAAACTTCAGTTAGCTCTAAAAGAGCAAGACTTCACCCAATCATGTATGCGTTAGGAAGTTCAAGCGGATGGGTTAGTCGTACAGATTATGACTATGGCACTAAATATATGAGTAGGAGTTAAAGATGAAGCAACATAAACATTGTAAATTGATTAAAGCTTGGGCTGATGGTGCTGAAATTCAATATCGCAGCCGAATAGATTGGCATAATGCTACTCCACCATATTGGGAGGACAGCTTAGACTATCGCATTAAACCAAAAGAATTTGAAATGACCAAAGACGATTGGAAGCGTGTGATTGATGAAGGTTTTTATGTGAGGTACAATGGTGTTGCAGAAATAACTAAACTTAATGTTATTTTAGAGCCTGCTGCTTGCGAGGTTGTACGCGAAGTTGGATTGCGCCAGCCGCACTTTCAAGGTGATAAACACCCTACAGGCAATGTGATGGTTATTACTAACTACGGCAGAGGTTTGATTGAAGGTTATACTGAATTGGCTAGTGATGCTAACTGGGAAAGCGTCACTGAATACATTGTGTTAGGAGATTAAATTATGAAACAACATAAACATTGTGAACTAATTAAAGCATGGGCAGATGGGGCAGAAATACAAATACTTTACGGCGACAATGACTGGTGTGATTGCAGTAACTCTATATCATGGATTGATAACGCCAAGTATCGTATCAAGCCCAAAGAATATGAAATGACCAAAGACGATTGGAAGCGTGTGATTGACGACGGGTTTCTAGTGTATAATTCAGCACGAACAGACTTTGTAGCTTTTCGTGAGGAAATACTCAGTTACTTAGATACTCCTATTAAGGTTGTACGCCAAGCAGGTATTCGCCAACCACACTTCCAAGGCGATAAACACCCAGAAGGGTGTACACTTGTTGTTGCTAAATGCGGGGGCTCTTACGATGCTTTTTACGATGAAACTCACTATGCAGGTGATTTGGACTGGTCAGAAGTCACTGAATACATTGTGTTAGGAGATTAAATTATGTTTGATACTTATCAAGTAAGAGCAGTGACAGAGCATGTTACTAGAAAGGTGCATGAACATAGAGCACCAACAGATGAGTCCGTAAAACTTCTTCGAGAAATGGAAGCGCAAGCTAAATCTGAAGTTGTGGACTCTATTCATCTAAAAGACAACACTTTCGATGCAAAACTCTACATCTCAAAAGAGCTTATGTCTCTGCAACGCCGTTACACTATTAGATTTAAGCTAAATAATGAGAAGTTTGAGGTTGTTAAGTTGTTTGATGAGCTTAACTTTGACGCATTCGATGCTCTTAGTGAAATTCACAAAGCAATGTCCGATAAAATATCGGCTATTATTTTAGATAAATCCATAGGTGACCTTCAAAGAGGCGGTTTGAAGGTTTCTAGCCATGAATAAACAAGAGGTTGAGGTTAATAAAGATAATCTAAGTGGTGCTACCTTAAGTGATGCTAATTTAAGAAACGCTGATTTAACAGCCGCTAATCTAATGGGGGCTAATTTAAGACACGCCAATTTAAGACGCACTAATTTAAGACACGCTTGTTTAGAACTATCTGATTTAAGAAATGCTGATATACGATATTCAATAGGTAATGGTGATGAGGTAAAAACAATACAAACAGAATATTATCATATTTCATACACCAATAAAGAAATGGCTATAGGCTGCAAACAATACACTATTGAGGAATGGTTTAATTTCAGTGATGAAGAATTAAACAATATGGGCTTAATAGCACTTGAGTTTTGGAAAAAGTGGAAACCAATTCTTAAAAGTATTATGGAGGTTGAATAATGAAACATATTTTAATATCAGCAATAATTTACACAGTAGTCTTGTTAATTGTATTCGGCGGAGTGCCACCGTTTTATGATTTACCTCCAGTGTTTAGGGTCTTATCGCTAGCGGCGAGTGGTTTACTTATTACTCTTATATATTTCATAATGAAGGGGTTAACTATGAATGGGGAAAGTGAATTTGAAAAATCGTTTAAGTGCCATACCACAGTTAAGGTCAAGCGGTCTAACAAGCGTGGTTATTTGGTTGAAGCAGTCTGTATGCGTGATGATTATACCTTAGAGTTCAATGCGTTTTCTTTTAATAAAGACTTAGATATTGCAGAAGCAAGCGCAATTAAGAAAGCAGAAGTTAGATGCAAGGCTTACACTAATGAATAAACGAGAAGTGAATATCGAAGCAGCTAAGATGTTAGCTAGTTCGGCATTTCTAGGTATTGCATCTTACAAGTATTCAAAGGTTGACATATTCAATAACCCTGCCGACTGCTTAGCAGTGGTGAAGATGTTGAGAGAGCAATATGATGTAGTATCCGAGTCATTTGATGGGCTAGGGTGCTTTGTATTAAACTCAAAAGGTGGCTATACGCATGTTACTGAGTTCAAAGGATGGCTCCTTACTCAGAAGCTGTTGCTGCGGCAGTGATGGATGTAAGCGATGAATAGCTATGGTGATGGGACTAAATACAGAGGTGTTGGCACTACGACATTGGTTGATGGCAACCAAAGCGAGCTTGCATACAGGCTGCTAATTGCACTGCACGATGCAATCAATCGACCGAAGGGTGTCGTGCCTGCCAGTGCTGAAGCATTCTATGACCCTCAAACTTACTATGCCGATGTTCTGGAGTGGTGATGATATTTGACCTACTGACAGGCTAGAGCTTTAAGAAAGGAGGAATAAATGAAATTGTGCAAAGATTGCAAATATAGTATGTATAAACAATGTCACGCCCCTCAGAATTATAAAGACTCTGTTGATTTAGTTACGGGGGAAAAAGGCCTAGAACTTAGTAGCTTTATAATGTGTGGGGCTCATAGAGAGCTTAATTGGATAGACTCATTACTTTATAGAAGTTGTGGGAAGCGAGGTAGATGGTTTAAGGCAAAAGAAGATGAGGTAGTAGGTTAGATGGACATGCCTAGTATCAAGGAGAAATGATATGACTAAACAAGAAGCTGTTAAATTTGCGTTGTATATTTTAGGTGAAGCTTATAGGTCAGACTGGCAATGGGCTGACGGTCGGCAAATGCAGAGTGAATTTGAGTACATTAGTTCTATTTTTGATATGGACTCAGTGCCAAGTGAAGAAGACATTATGGCTAGGTTCGATATTGATAAAGGTGATTTCGGTTATGGTTGGAAGCTATGAGTGGTGGACATTTTGAGTACAAACAATATTACATTAGAGATATTGCAGAAACCATTAAAGATGAAATCCTATTGAATGACGACACTGATGAATATGGCGGAGACAGGTACAAGTATTCAGATGAAACGATTGCTGAGTTTAAGAAAGGTGTTGCGTTATTAGAGAAGGCTGCAATCTATGCACAGCGCATAGATTGGTTGTTAAGTTGTGATGATGGGGAGGATAGTTTCCATGAACGATTGAAAGAAGAATTACAGGAGTTAAATAAATGAGAGAAGATTTATTGGAATTATTGCAAGCTACAAGCAGGCTAGAAGGATTTGTTATTGCTAAGTCTGGCTTAGAAAGACCTAAACAGGTTGGGGATGACCTAGAATTGATTACTAGAATTGTATTAAAGCTTATTGATACGGAGGCTAAATGAACCACGCAGAAAACACAGCAGTAAAATATCGTTTGGCATTTCCCTATCCAATGGCTCTATGCCAAGATTACACTATCCAACAATATTCAGAGTTCGAGGGTGTAGCGTCTTATACCGAGTGGCTCAACTCTGTAAAAGAATGCTTACGCACTATCGACAAGCCTATTCAAATGGACGCTAAGCGTCTTAATCGTAACAAACTTGCAGTATCATTACATAAGCTAGTATCTGAGTTACCAGCATATACAGATGAGGAAGTTATTGAGGCTCTTAATAGTATTATTGATGGGGGAGAGCTATGAATAAAGAATACCACAAAGCAAAGATTAAGTTCCACTTAGAGAGGATAGCCAAGCATGAGAGAGAGCTTAGAGAATTAGCTAATAGACGACAGACCACACCCTATCAATCCAAACTAGCCACAGAGGATTTAACCTCTACACCGAAACGAGACCCATACAAAAGCATGTGTAAAAAATGCGGAGGGGTTATGGCAAAAGCCTCTTACATTAAAAATACGCCTATACAAGGTTTGGATGATTTTATAGGACAAGATACCACAAATACTAGAGGGCAGACCATGCACTATGGAGGTGGAGGCACATTGATTAAGGATGGTATGAAGTGCATACTTTGTGGTTGGAGTACGACATGACTATAGTTCAGATTGATTATGTAAAATTTTATGCAATGAGCCAAGAAGACATCTTAGTGTATCTACAGGAGCGAGGGTTTGATGTGGAATTAGACTTCCTAGCCCACCTAGATGAGCAACATAGAGTTATGGTGTACTCCCAAGAACCACAACATTATGAGGTACCCACTGATGATTGAAAATAAAAGAGTATCTGCACGAGCCAATGCCGTCATACATTGGGCAAAAGAATGGAGCCTTGAATACCCCCAAGCATTAGTTAAATTTAATGCGCAAGATAAGAAATGGGTAAAAAAGCAGGTAAATAGATTTCTGGGAAAGTGACATGGCCAGACTTAGTTTTCCCCCCTATAAATCTTTTGAATTTACCTAGAGGAGACAGACCTCATAAATATAGGGTTGACAAATGATGTTAAACCCTATACCATATCGCACTATAACACGGAGGTAGCACCTATGAGCACTACAACTACTATGAAAGAAGTACAGGTATCTTGCGATACCCCTACAATGCAGACCCTTGTAGATTCCTACGGGGATATTTCTACGATTATCAAAGCCCATGAGAAGGATAAAGATTATGTAACTGCTAAAGCGGCACTAAAGACTGTAAAGGAGGATATTCTTAAAACCCTAACTGTTCAAGATTCAGAACAAGCGGTTCTAAGTGGAGAAGAACACTCCCTAAAGATTGGGGCAAAGACCAAGGTTAGAAAAGTATCAGATATTTATAAAATTAAGGCTATGCTAGGAGAACAGGCATTTATGTCTTTGGTATCCCTAAAACTAGGAGACTTGGACGATTACCTAACCCCAGAGCAGCGAGCAGAGGTATTAACAGAGTCATTCTCTGGAGCTAGAAAGATTACAGTAGTATCTTAACTCTGTGGATATAAATAAAGTAAAACTTTTATACTCATTGTTAGGAAGCTCCCCCCCTACGATAAGGGGGGACTGGATAGTAGGAAACTGCGCTTTTGCTAAGTTTAGGCACTCTAGTGGGAAGGACTCAAACCCCTCCTTTGGGATAAAACTAGAGGCTTCTGGAGTACCTAGGTTTCACTGCTTTAGCTGTAATAGCAGTGGGGATATATTAGACTTAGCTATGGAGTTATCGACATTATATAAAGGGGTAAAAACTACACTACCTCTAAAGGGCATAATGGAACTATGTACTGGAGCGGTAGATGATGTTGTATTAACAGAGTCCAGTGTCCCAGACTATACCTTAGCCGTAAAAACACCTAAGATAGACTATGACTTCCCAGAATGGTGGCTTGATAGGTTTAGTAAGGTATTAGAGTCTGAACTAGCGTGCGCATACCTAGAGACCAGAGAGATTACTGTAGCGGTAGCAGAGGAGTTAGATTTACGCTGGGATGACAGTCAGCGTAGAGTCTGTTTCCCCTATAGAAATTTAGAGGGACTACTTGTAGGTATGAATGGTAGAGCAATATCAAATACTGCTAAGTTAAGGTATTTTCAGTATTCCTATGAGAGTAATACTAATGTCCATGTTTGGTATGGTGAGGATACTATGAATTTAGACACCCCTCTGGTCGTCACTGAATCGGTGTTTGATGCTGCTAGTATAAAAAGAGTGTACTCTAATGTTGTAGCTGCCTTCTCATGCTCCTTTAGCAAAGAAAAGGCATTAAAGTTAGGGGATGCCTTAGAGATTATAACCCTATTTGATACAGGTAAGGGGGGAGACATAGCTAGGGCTAATATGAAGAAGTATCTACCGAAGGTGGTAACTCACCAACTTATACCCTCAGCAGACGATGCAGGGGATATGACTGAAGATGCTGTAAGGGATATGTTAGAACCCTATCTAAAATTAAAAGATTAAAAGTTTGACAATAGCGGTAACATTAGCTAAAGTTTCACCACTTGCACTAACACTGCAAAATAAGCCAAATGATTTTGGCATACAAGCTATATGATATAGCATAAGGAGTAGGAAGATGGCAGTTTCATTTTTGAAGAAAGGGGCAGATGCCCAGAAGGTATTGGTTGCGGAACAAGCAGCCCAAGATTTACGAGACAAGGATAAAGGAGCCTTTCGTTTTTGGATTCCCAAAGGGGCGGAAACTAGCGTCACTTTCTTGGATGGGGATTTAGACGAGAATGGACTACTGGATATTCCAGTTTTCTATGAACATAATTTAAAACTTAATGGTAAATGGGGCAATTTATTTGTTTGTACCAGAGATTCAGAACCTTGCCCATTATGTGAGACAGGAAACACCCCGTCTTGCTGCGCAGCTTTAACAGTAATTGACCATTCTTCTTATGTGTCCAAGAAGGATAATAAGACCTATGCAGATAATGTTAAACTTATGATTATTAAGTCTGGTACTCGTAAGGATTTACAGCGTCTAGCTGTAAAACGACAAGGACTAACAGGATGTACCTTTGATGTGTCTCGTAAAAATGAGGACAAGTCACCTGCGGTGGGAGATTTATTCGACTTCAGCCAAAAACTAAGCCCAGAAGACTTAGAGGCTAAATGGGGAGATAAGTCTAAGCCCTTAGACTACGCAAAAGAGATTGTGTATATGGAGGCAGATGAAATTACTAAGTTATTAGGTATGGATAGCTCACCAGCAATGGCAAGTTCAGCTAACACCCCCACCTTTAACGATAACGACCTGTAATATAATCCTGTGGTTGTGGGGGGAATACTCCCCCACAACTTTATAAGAATACATGGAGGTATATCTTGAATAGTAAGACCCCACTTTGGACTGGAGCATGTGCTGTATTTAAGGACACTAAAGCCTTAAGGGATAAACATACCCATATTTCAAGATTTGATGATGCGTACACTAATTATAAAGTTAAAGATGGTAATATTTATTTACCTAGAGAGTCCTACCCTATGGGGGAGGATAAGAGATGCACAGGTATGCCTGTGTCCTACCCAGACCCATTACTAGGGGCTAGGAATAAAGAGCAGGAAAGGTTGTTAGCTGAGAGCTTAAAACTATTCGCAAAGGATGAATCTCATATTCTACAAGCCTCTACAGGCATTGGTAAGTGTCATGGGGTAGATACCCCTATCCTTATGTATGATGGAACCCTTAAGGTAGTACAGGACATTAGAAACGGGGATACCGTTATGGGAGCGCACTCTGACCTCAAAGTAGTTTCTGGAGTCACTACAGGAACAGAGAAGATGTACAAAGTTACCCCTACAACAGGAGACCCTTTTACTTGTAACTCCAGCCATATCCTAAGCCTAAAGTCCTTATCTTGCCCTGTAGAGAATAACACCCTTAATATTAGCCTAAAGGACTACCTAGATACTTCTGATAGTTTTAAGACAGACTGGAAGCTCTGGAGTACTGGGGTAGAATTTAGTCACAGTACTTCAACCCCTGCTGACCCCTATGCTTTAGGATTGTTACTAACAGGGTGCAAGACCCAGCACTGTACTCAGTTGTGTGGTACGGAGGTAGTATCTACAGCCTATGCCTACCTAAGCGAGCATACGGCCTCTACTGGGGGCATCCCCTATGAATATAAGACCTCCACCAGAGAGACAAGGTTACAGGTACTAGCAGGTATTATTGATATGCTAGGAGCCCCTGTAGGATGCAGTTATACTGTCTATGTGCCAGACCCTATATTAGCCTCTGATATAGTATTTTTAAGTAGAAGCTTAGGATTATCTTGTGCTATTAGTGCAGCCACTATTACCCTAGATGGAGATGTACAAGAGATACCTACACTGCTTACCAGAACCCCCCACCTATCTGATGAAGAATACTCCACCACAGCCTTTAAAGTTACAGCTTTAGGAGAAGGGGAGTATTATGGTTTTTGCGTACAAGGAGATGGGCTGTACCTATTAGGAGACTTCACCGTAACTCACAATACTTTTTTAGGTGTAACTATTGCTCAATCTTTAGGGTTAAAAACTCTAATAGTAGTGCCAAAACAAGATATTATGTATCAGTGGAGAGATGCCTGTAAGAAATTTTTAGGACTAAAATCTGAAGATATAGGGTATATACAGGCAGACACTTGTGATGTCCTAGGAAAGACTATTGTACTTGGGATGGTACACTCCTTATGTAAAGATAAGTACCCCTCACATATTAAAAGGGAATTTGGATTAGTAGTCTATGATGAAATACAGGTTATGGGGGCTGAAGGGTTTAGCTCAGCCTGTGGAATGTATAACTCTAAGTACCGATTAGGGCTGTCTGCCACTCCTTATAGGTCAGATGGGAAAGAGCACATCTTTAAAGAGCATATTGGGGAGATAAAGGTTGTCAGCTCCTCCTTAACTCTAGTCCCTAAGATTATAACTATGCCAAGCTCGTTTAAATTGCCTAGAAGGGTTAAAGAAGTTAGAGATAAGTTTACAGGCAGAATGACACGAGTACTAGCCCCTATCCCTGTA